TCGTTAATCATACGCTGTTCGCCAGCGTCTAATTCGTTCGTGCAGTCGAGTAGGATTTGCGCCCATGCGACTGCCGCCAGCGTGCTTTTCCAGCCAGCAATAACCAGCGGAGGATACACGCCGCCTACGTGAAATTTACAACTCGCCTCGATGAGTGATAGGTGTTCGGTGGTGGTCATAATATTTCGTTCATATCGGTTTGGTTCAGGCGCCCTTTCTATACGCTGCTCGGAAGATGTCCAGAAAAATGTTTTGGAATGTTTCGAGAGGGGCTGGGGAGTGTTCTTTGAATGGATCAAGCACTGAGATCTGAAAGGTCTTTGGGTTGTTGATGGGAAGAAAGTCGAGTTTATCCTCTTTCCCTCCTGCACCTCTCTATCTCCTCTATCTGATCTTCTTTTACTGCTGCATCTGCATATACATCTTCTTAGGCTAACAAAAGTTTACAAGTGTTTACACGGGCTGCTTAGCCCTACGCTGGCGCATGTAGTTCTTCATGTATTCACGCCGGCCAGTCTCGTCTTTCATGTCCCTGTATTTGCAGTAGTTCACCAAGAGGTATCCCCTCTCAACATCAGAAGCGACGACCCGCCTTCCTTCTTTCTCCTCCGAGTTGGAGTCTGGATCTGGCTCCATCAAGCGTTCAATCGCTCTGGTCAAGTCCTTCACGGCAATGTTGAGTCGCCTCGCAATCGCCACGTCGGTTCCTATCACATACCCATGCGGGTCTGCGATCGCCATCATCATCATGAATACATAGCGCACCATGACTTCTTCCTCCATCAGTGAGGACTCAGTGATTCTCTCCATCAGTTTTGCATACATAGGACCCCCTTGTTAATGTTTACAAGTTTACAGGTCAAGACATTGTTTACAAATTTCCTGTTGACCTTTACCGGCGTTTACAGTAGCGCACCCCTCATGCCAAACAAACCCGAAGCCGAATTGACCCTTGAGGAAGAGCTCAAGCATATCGAGGCTGCCCGGATGGAAGCAGAGTTCGAGGAGCTGGAGCGGAGGTCGCGCGAGTTCTTTGAAAGGCTTGAGAAGCCACCTGTGCGCCTCGTGGCAGCGTTTTCTTACGCTGAGGGTATCTGACTGAGGGACTCAGCAACAAACTCGTAGAGCTCGGCGAATTTCTCCAGCTCGCCGGCAATCTCTTCACGAGCCTCATCGGACATCTTACCGATCCCATCCTTCCCGCCCACACGCCTCATCCAGACATCAAACTCCTGGCTGATGCCGTGGATGGTGAGAATCCCATGTGTCTGCTGTTTCACCACAGAAGGATCAATCACCTCCCCATGCTGAATGGATGCCTTGAGCTGCGAAGGACTGAGCTTCTGCTCGCTGGCAATTTCAGACCACTTCTCCATCTGCTTGGGAGTGATGCCGGACCTGGCCAGCACCACGTAATGCCCGGTGCTGAGGTTGTCTTTACGAAGGGTTTCGGGAATGGTATTCACATACATGGCCGTGGTGACATCTCCAAGGTCAAATTCAAGCTGTCCCAATGAAGCGCCAACCTTCTCTTTGCCGAACTTCAGATCACCAAACTTGAGGTATCCAGCAAAGCCGAGATCCATCCGCTCCTTGCCCCACTTGAAGATGCGCAGCCCCTCGTGCCACTCCTCGTAGCTCATGTCGTCTTTAAGGACGACGCCCTGATCCGTCAGGGTAATGCTGGTGTTGGAAAATTCAATAGTGAAGTCGGTTGGATTGGTTTGCATGGTTCGGTTGGTGTTGGTTTGAATTTACGTAGGCGCCAGTGGTCCATCTTGGCTTTCATTTTGTAGCGGACCTTTGCGATGGCGCTCTTTTGTCCCTCGGCTGGTATCGGAATTTGAAGAGCTGTGCAACACTCATCTCTGCCCCTCTTGATCCACTCCACCGAGCATCCACACTCCCTCGCGCTCGCTCTCATCGTTGGAAAACCGTTGGCTGCTGCGAGCCTTGGTATCGCGTGTAAAATCTGATGAACCCTCGCCAGCGCATTCCTCTTGTCCGCCTTCAAAATAAATCCTGTTACACGCCCCAGCATCATCCCTCTCTCCATCTCAATCTCCCTAGCCATCGGCATCATCAACATCTCCGCTGTCTTCCTGATGATCGGCTCATACTTGAACCCTATGGTCTCGATGATCAGATCCAGGTGGGTATCGATGGTAGCCGCCATGTCAGGCGCGTAGCTCATGGTCGCTGATCCCTCGTGGATCTCCACAGCAGCGGACATCGTTTCAGTTTCAGGGCTGAGGCCCAGTTCAGCCACTTTCTTCTTCCACGACTCCGGTGCCTTCTCCCACTCCTTACGATACTCAGCGCTGTGCGCCTGTTGTTTAGCCTCGTAGTTGGATTCGCCAGGTAGGTTTTGCACGAAGTCGGCCACTAGCAGAGCCCGGAATGCCTGTCAATAGAATTACTTCGCTAGGCCGCAATCAGCGCATACTTCACCCCGAGAACTTCCGCCGCGACTCCCGGCCAGAACGTGTAACGAAATCGCAAGTCTGCAGTTCCGCCGTCTTTTGGTGAAGAGCGCACGCCGCAAAGATTCGCCGCCGCTATACTGGCCTCTCCTAATTTTCCGCGAGGGCCAAAGTCCGCCACAACCGAGTCAATAACGTTGCCCGTGTGCGTGTCCTCAATTTGTGCCTTGCAGCCGAGCACGACGCCATGCGCTTCCGCCCGCCAGTGCGACGGGAGAACGATGTAGGGCACCGTGGCGCTGTCCACGTAGCGATATGGATCTCCGCGAGAAAAACCGGGGAACTCGTAAGACGTGGCAGAGACGTAGTATCCTGGAAATGGATCGCCTTTCTTCTGAATCACTGGCTTGCCGCTGGCCTTACCGTTATCTGTGACAATCCCATACCAGTTCCCTGGCTCTCCAGCGTTGGCTATAAAGTCGAGAGGGCTTCCAAAGCCTCGCGGTGCGTAGATGTTTCGCGCTCCATCTCCGTCGATCATCATGCCGGCCCGTGGCGTGGTGTAGGACCCGTCAGGGTTTTGTGATGGAAGCGGGATTCTCATTCTTCGTCGTCCTTCTGGTGGCGCAGGTTGGAGTTTGGCTTACTTTCATCCACGATGACCTCGATGTGTTTCGTCTCGCTTTTAGTGAAGGTTGAGGCTGTGCTCACGAGGTTCTGCATGGTGCTCGCCGCTGCGTTGCTAAAATTGGCTGCTGTCTGCACGCCGAGATACGCGAGTAAGATAGTCGCAATCGTCCACTGGAAATGTTGCGTGATACTGACGAACGCCGCGATTTGTGCGGGGTCTTTCAGCGTGTATAGCGATGCGACAACCGCCCAGAAGATCATCCACTCCACCCATAGCGCAAACAGCGTCATCAAGAACTTCCGCGATGTGAAGTTGGCGAGCAGCGTCTTTAGAAACTTGGTGATGAAGTTCATAGCGGTTTGTAGAACTTCAGCACCAGACCTGCGATTACTGAGAGAACGGCAATCGAAATGAGCGCCGTCTTTTGGCCGAGCAGTTTCAATCTCTCTGCGTCGGCCTTTGCATAGGCGATCTCCGTGGCGTTGGCCTTGGCGACGATCTCCTTCACCTTCCCCTCGTATTCGGGAGAGTGCTTCGTGCGAATGGCTTCCTGTTCAGCCTTCGCCACATTCGATGCTGCCAATGATTCCGCCGACGCGACTGTTGCCTCGCCGACCTCCATTCCTGTATCGAGCAGCGCGGCGTTTGTCGTGCTGCGCTGTGCGCGTAGCTGCATGATGTCGTTGGCGAGCGCGTCCACTTCGGGGCGCAACTCAACCGTCACGCGCATCTGTAAGTCGGCTACCTTTTTCTCGGCGTCGGTAATATGGTTCTCTTCGGCCTTGTGGCTGGCAATCGCCTCGCCGTGCCGGGCTTTGGCTTTCGCAAGATGCTCGCCCGCCTTGGCCGATGCCTTCGCCGCTGATGCCGTGGATTTCTCGGCCCGGTCCGCTGCTACGTGAATCGCCGTGGCGTCCGGTGCCTCGATGCGCCGCGCCTTGTGCGAAAACCATGAGCAACCAGCGAGGGAGAGGGCGAGGACGGCAAGAAGGGATTTCAAAGCTGCGGTTTCTTGGTCAAGACTTGGAGCGTTGCGGTGACGTGCTCCTGCGTTCTGGCCATTTCTTGCTGCATTTCCATAATTTTATTCACCGAATCGGCTGTTTTTTGAGCCGTTCTCTCGATGTATTCGATGCGAACGTCCTGCTTGGCCTGAACGATCTGCGATTGTGTCCACACTACGAAACCGCCTATCAGCATGGCGCTCGCCGTGAGCGCGTGTCCGAGATTCACCGTCCCGTCGAATCGCAGCCTGTGCGCTTGTTGTTCAGTTTGCTGTTCGGTTCCGTTCATAATTTATGCGAGTTCGAGTTGCGCCGCGAGTGCTGCAATCTCCGCTTCGGCCTCCGATTTTTTAGCAAGTGCGGCGGCGAGTTTCTTTTCGTTCTCGGTTTGCAGCGCGGCAGCGCGCATCGCTGTCAGCGTGGCAACGTCGCCAGCGTCAAACGCGGTGGTGGCGTCTTCGAGCAGCTTGGCGAGTCTGTCGCGGTCAGTTGTAAGCGCGACAACGATGGAGTCGTGTTCTAGTTTTAGCTTTTGTAATTGTTCGGCTACTTCACGTCGGATGTTGTTCATCGTTTCGTCAATATCCCGCCATAGCGAAGTGTCGGAAATAGCTGATCTGATTTCTGCAATGGTGCGTGTTGGCATTGGCATAAGGATGTGTTAATTAAGGACTAAAAAATTGACGCGAGTTTCAGCAGCAACCTGTGAACTATAACCGCCAACAGTGGCGTTATAAATGGTGAATGAACCCGCTGCCGCTACCGCAAGAAATACACTTTGATCAATATCGTTCGTTGCGCCAGTAACCAAAATCACGCTACTCGTCGTGACAAGCGAGTTTGTAACCACGAGCGATGTTGCTCCAGTTGCAAAATTGACTGAGCCGCAGGTTTTGTTAATGGTCTGAGCGCCCGTGGTGGCGGGTGCGGTTATGGTTTTTGGCAAAGTCAAACCAACAGTCAAAACTAAATCTGTCGTGTTGATTGTTGCCCGCAATGTGCCGCCAGCTGTGAATCCGAGTTGATCTTCGCTAACGCGATACATCCCAGTGTTTGTGTCGCTCTCGAAGGTGTATCCGGGAATAGACACGGTGCCATCGGCGTTTTTAATGCCAAGGCCACCTGCGCCTGCGGGTAGGCGTATGTATTTGTCAGTCGTGAATAACGCCCACCACCCTGAGTTGTTGGTGAATATGCCAAAGTTATGGTTCGTTGCCGTGCCAAAAGCGGCGGCAGTGGTGATCCCGTCAGAGGTAGGACAATAAAAGTCTGCGTGCTGCGTGTTTCCAGAATCGGAAAGCCGCATCGCTTTCCCACTAATGGCAGAATCGGCGATGACGTGGAAGGTAGCTGCGGGGACGGTCGAATTGACGCCTACACGCCCAGCAGTGCCGCCGACACCAATCGTGATCGCTCTTGCTCCGGCGACCGACGCGGCAATCGTATCCGCTGCTGGAAACCAGATGCCAGTATTAGAGTCACCAGTTGGCGCGATAGAAGGAGTGCCAACCGACCCTGCGGCGGTGATAATCTGCCCTCCGAATGTTCCTGTTGTGCCGATGTTTAGCGCCTTTGCCGCGCTGATCCCGCCGCTGGTTCGGATTGCTCCCGTGGTGCTGCTCGTGGTGTCTAGCGTATTGACCACGTTTAGATAACCTGTTGAGTCTGCTGATTTACCAATGGTGACGATTCCAGCGGTAGCTGCTGCACCAATGTTAATGGCCGTAGCCGCACCGAAGGCATTGACCGTTGTGGCCGTGGTGTTGAATACATTGATTGTGCCCAACCCAGTCGCCACGTCTCCCGCCCCTACATAGATAGCATAGTTGTTGGAGCCTCCGATTGCATAAAAGTAGCCTCCGTAGCTGGTAGTGGCACCATTTGCGTAAAAGTAACCTCCGTAGCTGCTACTACCAGAAGTCACTACGGAACTATAGACGCCGTAGTTGGTGCTGGATGAACCGCAACTCGTAAGCGAAGTGTGGAAGCCGTAGTTTATTCCCGACCCCGCTGAGTAGTTGGATACTACTGACGAAACTCCGTAGTGGGTGTTGCTGTAGGTTCCCACAGTGCTCACCGTGAACAAGGCACCGTAAGTTGTGCAACTACCAATGTTGCCGTAGCGGGAGTTCACAACATTCACCCCGTAAGATGTGTAGGCAGAACTGTTGTAGCTACCAGTCAGAGAAACATCCAGCCCGTATTGAGTGCCGCTGGCCGTAGAAGTCGAAGCAAGAGACAGCAATTTTCCTGAACTCAGAGTGCTGCTGGTAACGGCAAGCCCACTGCCCGAGGTTACTCCGGAAGTCAGAGTTATTGCGCCCGCGCCCTTGGGGGTAAGGTTCAGCCCAATATCGCTGCCGCCCCCTGTCATCGAAAGCGTCGGTGAGCTTCCAGATGCGGCGTTTGCCAGCGTCAGTTCATTGATTGCACTGGCTGTCGTAGTGAAGATAATAAGCTCGTTGCCGTATGCGTCTGCGATGAAGCCGCCACTGGCAAACCTGGGGGCTGTCAGCGTTTTGTTGGAAAGCGTGGCCATGCCGTCAATCGGCGAGTAACCGCCTGCTGAGTTATTGGCAACGGCGAGCGCGGTAGCAACGCCTGTGCCCGGCGTGATGCCCGCCCATGTTGTTAAATCCGCGTCGTAGGCTTGCACGTTCGTCCCGATGGCGAGTCCGAGATTTGTTCGGGCGGTGGCTGCGTCACTTGCTCCTGTTCCTCCATCGGCCACGGCGAGGTCGGTGATTCCTGTGATGCTCCCTCCGGTGATCGCGACGTTGGTCATGTCGAGATTGCTCTGCGTGACGAACCAGCTCGTGCCGATCGCTCCTCCGCTATCTCCCTCTGCGCCCCCGGCATTATCCGCGGAGCAGATGAGCATATCCCCGACCGTGACAGTCTTGCCGGAGCCTCCGCCGACCTTGCCGGCCACGCTGATGTAATACACATCGCCCTTTAGCCCCGTGGGGTAGCTTGGATTGCCGGATGCGGAGAAGTTGCCCTTGAAGTCGAAAAACGTCGAGGTGAGGCTCGCAGGAAGCGTGAGGGTGATATTACTGAGGTCCAACGTCCCGCTGGTTGGCGCTCCATCGAGCGTCCCCTGAATGAGTAGATTTTTGAGTGCGCGCTGCATAGCTAATCAGGTTGAACGATCCACCGAAGTTTGTAGGTGCCAGCGGTGTCTGTTGCGCCGCTCAGGATGGCCGTGAAGCCCGAGGCGGATTTGGCGGATAGTCCATCGAAAGAAAGACCCAGCGCGGAGGCTGTGGTGTTCTCCACGTATGGGGCTCCCATGAAGTGCCAGTTGGCCGTGCCGAGAATTGGATCGAATGTCACTGAAACCTCTGAGTCTCCGTTCACAATATCGGTCGAGCCAATCCGCCCAGCCGTGCTGACGGGCGTGGACTCGTCTCCCTTGTAGAGGTCATTACGAACATAATGGCGAATCCAGTTCGTCTTCGATGGCTGAGCTCCTGTCCACTTCAGCTCTGCCATCAGGGTCGCACTGGTCTCGTCATTGGATATTGGGTATTTCGTGACCGTGACAGTGGCAGTGCTGTCGCTAGTTAGGTCGATCGCTGTGCCGCCGCTGGTCGCGCTTACCTTGAAGGCATTGGCGGTCAGTCCACTGGAAACGACATAGTAGCGAAGGCCGGCTGTGATTCCGCCCGGGACCGCTCCGCCACCGGAAACGGTGAAGACCACGAGATCTCCAGCGGAGAAACCGTGAGTCGTGCGGGTGAACAGATCCGTAGCAGAAACCCCAGTGACTACTCCGCCGGTAGTCGCCTCGATTCCGAGTAATGAGTTCAGCTCTGGAGTGATGTAGTTGCAGGTCCCTCTGAAGCTCGTGGTGTCTCCGCTGCCGTATTTTGTGAAGGTGTTGGTCTCTGCGACAATATCCCCGTCATACTCGCCATCATTCTTGACCGTCCAGCGGAGTGCGAGTGATGTTGTTTTGGTTGCGATGCCTCCCGTTCCTGCGGCCGTGAGGGTCATTGATGGGAACCCGCTTACTCCCGCATAGTTGAGCGTAAATGTATTTGCGGTTACGGCGGATATTTTCCATACAGCTCCGTCTGCCGTGTTTGCTGTCGGAGTGGTGGTCGTCACCGCCATCGCCCCTCCAGTTAGGACGCTGTAGTTCGCCTTCGGGATAGTGAAGGTTGTGGCGCTCACCCATGTCGCAATATGCTGGCCATTGATGTCGCTGGCCTGGCGCCTGAAAGAGCCGCCCGTTCCGGCTGAGCCTCCGGTCACTACGGGCATGGTGAAAGTGGTGGCTCCTGTGACGGTAATAGAAGATGTCACATTGCATTGAGTGCGAGTGGACCCGACTACCGTAATTATATCGCCCGTGCTTAGTCCGTGCGCGGCTGTGGTGGTCACGACAGCCGGATTTGCGTTCGAGGCCGAGGTAATGCTTCCGGTGATTAAGCCAGCGGTATCGTGCCCGGCTATGTTCACGAGGAACTTACCAGCGGCCAAAGCTATCCCGTTCGCTCCGGTCCCGTTTCCTCCGGTGGTCATTCCGTGGTCTGCCGAGGTTGTTATGAGGCACCTGGAAAGGTTGATCGCCGTGTGCGTCCCTGCTGGAGACCCCGTAAGGTTTATGGCCAACCCACCCGCGGTGGTGGAAATCTTACAGGAAGCAGAAGTAAGCCCTGAAGCAATAACGTAGTAAATAACTCCGCCCGTGATTTCTGACGGAAGAGTGTCGCCGTTATAAAACACGACTCTATCCCCGGCGGAACACCCAGAGACAGTCACTAAATCCGTGCTGGTATCAAAGGTGACTGCTTGCGCGCATCCCGTCGATGCTGAGATTTCTATAGGCAGCCCGGTGTGACCAGAGATACTGATCTCATCATTGACCGCAAATGGATGCGCTGGGGCGTAGAATATAGTCCCAGTCCCGGTGGATGATGTGAGTATCTCAGCGCTGCTCGACTCTGGATCTACGATAACTCCGCCGCGGCAGAATTGAACTGTCAACGGAACGGCGGTTGCCCTGGGTGTCGTGAGATCGTTGGGAGACCCGAGCACGCCAGGCTGCTCGACAATTCTATTGGAATCCAGATCTACAGTGATAACCATGCGATATTTCCCGCCTTGTCAATCGGCCCTATCACAGCATCCGGAGATGGCAGGCTTATCAGAAGGCCATGCGCGATCCGCTATCTCCTCATGGCGCGGAGGGTGAAAGCTCTTTGGGCAGTCAGACTGCTCCTTGAATATGGATGGAATCGCGAGGCAGTCCGCCATCGCCTCGCACGAGAGGCATGTCTTGCGTCGTTTCTGGACGATCCAAGATTCCATTACCAAGAATAGGTAATATGACCCACTCGGCGATGAGTCTCATGCGCGTAGGATTGAGTGTTGTCGAAGGTCCTCGACCAGCTCGACCCGGCATCGCTCATGCACCGAGCGACATTGAGGAAGTTGTATATGCGTGGATCTTGAACCTGTGCGCCAGTAGGATAGAAGCCATATCTGTAGTCCGGAACGACATATACCCTGGAAACGGTGCCCGTGGTGTAATAGTATTGATCATAGAAGTCCAGATAGTCGCTATAACCGTCATCCCCGCCCCAGGCTGGTCTTACCACCTTTACCTCATCTTCAGAGGCGCGCGGTATGAATGTGGCGCAGTAGGCCGGCAGGGCAACCGGGGTTCTGGCATACTTCCCGATAAACCCAATCCTCCACACTCCGCGCTCACCATCTGATTTCGTGCCGGTGGTAAGCCGGAAGTTCTCAGCAACAATGGCGTCCATTTTCGCCTGCCAAGCAACACGATCAGAGCCTAAGTAGGTAGAGCCGTCATCACCATTAAGGCTGAAAAGAATGATTTCGCCCGGCGTGAGATAGAAGACAAAGACATCCGCTTCATCCCCTGGCGAAACCCACGAGAACTCCACCCTTACATCCGGCACTCCGGTCTCGTTCACGCGAATCTCAACCTCTGCGTCATGAGTTTCGTCGCCAGCGACAACGGATGTGACCGCGAATGTTGCGGGAGAGGTCTCGTTGTCGTCCGGGTCGTATCTTGCGCCGCCGACCATTCCAAGTTCACTCTTGCAGTTTCTCGTAACTAGATGAGGGATTACCGTCGTCCAATCTTCGTAGTCGTCATCGTAGTCTATAACCAAGTTGCCCTCTCCGTCCCATTGACTGAAATGGACGGCAGTTGCACCCTTATGTGGCACTGCGTATTGCGTAAGCTCAATCATACATGGGCAGCATGGCGGACACAGCAGCATGAAATATCCAGGCTTCCAAACACTGTGACTCAACCACTCTGCCTTCAACGCCGCGAGTGCGGTCGCTCTATCCTCATCGCCGACAGCGGCGCGATAGGCGTCTATAAGCGCATGGCTGGGCTGCCACTCCTCATTAAAAAGCCCGTCTGGGTAGAAAGTCCACTCGTCGAACTCCATGAGTATCTGATCATATCGACACTGCGGGTTCGTGAGCTTCGTAAAAGTCAGCGTTGGATAGACGCCCGGAGACGCTTCGACCAGTAGGGCATAGCCGGTGATGTCGGCGGTGCCGTAAAACTTTCCGCGAAGATCCGACGTGCGAACCCGATGGAATGTGTCGGACACGTTCGTAGTTTTTGTCTCCACAGCGTAGGATCCGTCTTCTGCGGTTTCGCTGGTATTGGTGAACACCAGCGCGACATCAATGGTGATCGCAGTGATACTACGCTTTGCATCCACCCGGCATTTTGCGTCTTCAAATCCCATAATTAAACGTAGGGGTAAAAAGAGAGAAGATCGCAGAGGTTTGGATAAATCGGTCCACAAGTAGGGGGCGTTAGCGTGAGCACCTTTTCGATCACCTCTGCGCTTCCAATCAGATAGTAGGCGACCGTGGCGGTGGGGAGCACGTCCCATGCGGCCTCGACAATCTCAACCTCCGTCCAATTCAATGTAACTGGATCGACGGTGCATTTTGCGTAGAAACAATGCCGCTGCCCGTCATCCGCCACGTCAAGCGGCACAATCTTGCCTCGCGTATTGAAGCCTGTGGGCTGGCGGTTTGCCACGCGCCCCCAGTCGAACGTGACCTTGTATCCCGATTCATCTGAGGCTGACCTCATGCGAAGCTCACACACGGACTCCTCTGGGTCAACAACCCCGGGCTCAATGCCCTTCAGGATGTAGGAGAATGAGTGGGATGATTTAGCGAGCCCGCCTGAAGTCTTAACATTGGCCCCGGTGGCCAGCAGTAGTAGCGCCGACTGGATGGCGTTAATGCGGCCGGCAGTAAGGACATCCTCCGGCGCGTCTCCGGATTTCACCGGAGTCAGTTTTTTAAGATGAAGGGAAAGGTCGTCCATGGTTATTTCTTGCCGTAAATCTCAGGGATCCAGCCACGCAGTCCGGATGTTCTCCACTCCTTAGTGCATTGGAAGCAGCCGCTTTTGTCCTGCTGAGTTGCCGATACAAGCAGCCAAGTTCGCGGCGCTACGTTCGGGTAGTCGCCTTCAGGTATGTCGATCTTCCCGACCTTAGCCAGGTCGTCCATGGGCTTCCTCTGGCACCAGGACTTCCTCCATGTGAGTCCGGGTTCCAGATAGTCTGTCACTCCTGCAAATGGATTCTGGCCCTTTTTGTTCGGCAGCTCTAATTCAAAGTGGTCGAACACCCAGCCTCCAGGGTTGGCTTTCGCAAACTCCACGGTTCTTGGCCTTGATGTCATGGCGTTGGTGTTTTCATTTTGCGGTCCTACACGCCTGAAGACTGCTTCGTTAAGCGGGGCCTGAGCCGTCCCTCCGATGAGCTTCTGGAAATCAGGATGCGTCGAGATGGGCTCCTGGTTCACATTATCAGACAGGTCGTAGATGGGAGTGCTGGACTCCATTTCAATCCCGAAGAACGTGCATGTCGCGATTGCATACGGTCCCGAGAAGCTCACCTCAGCACGATCGCACAGCAGGTTCCAAAATATCGGGTGTTTGGATTTCCTCTTGGGTAGGAAATTCCACCCAGCTTTCCTGATTTTGTATGTCGAGGTGTTGGACTGCAGGCCATCCCTTTCGGTCGAGAGTGTTCCAAGGTCAACGACGGTTGCCTGCGTTCCGTAAAATTCAAAGTTTCCGCTCTCTAGGTTCATTGCTTGATCCCCTTCTTGGCAAGTTCAATCCTGACGAGAGTTGCGCTGATAGCATTCTGGATGTCCCTGCTTTGCTTCATGAGATCAATCTGCGTATCAACCGCCTCCACCCCGCCGCCGCCGCCTATCCTGGCCAGGCTGCTGACAGCTCCAGATGTGTTTGCGGCCTGCTGCATTTGAATCCCCTGTAGGTTGACGGAATCCTGAGCGGCTCTCCTACCGAGCGCTTCGGCTTTGCCCTTGTCTCCAGTGGCCTGAAGAACGCTATCGAACACGTCCTGAAATTCACTGACGGCCTGGTTCTTCTGAATGATGGACGCATCGCCCGTAGCGGCTGCGTGCCTGTTTTGAATATCCCTACCTGTGGCGAGCTGCTGTTTGGTTTCTTCGACGGTTGAGAGTCGATCCCTCCGCGTGGCTTCATCAATTTTGTTCTGAGCTGCTTGGATTTCTTCCGGATTGTTCCTTTTGTATGCCTCTTCGTATTCCGCCTTTAGGTCCGACATTTCCTGCGCGCGCTCCTTGCGGGCGCGAGGGATGCCAACGCTTTCGTCGTTTGCCAGCGCGCCGGCTGAGGCTATCTCTTGCTTCTTTGTTTCGTTGCTCCACTCTGCGAACTGCCTGGCGACCTCCTCCGCGGCTTTGGCGTTGGCTCTGTTCTTGAGGTATGCGTCTGTGGTTTCCTTAACGCCCTTGTGTAGTTCCCTGTATGCCGCGATCTCACGGTCGATACTCTCCATCTTGGCGACACTCTGCTGCATGAATGCCGCGTGCCCCACGGCCATGCTGGCGGCAAGCTCAGCCTGCGCGTCAGCCTCAAGGTTGGCGTATTTGCCGGCGATCTCGCCCTTGCGTGATTCCTCCGCCTTAGCTACGGATTCCGCTTTGTTCTGAAGCGATTCACCCGACAGCTTCTTGCCTCTATCGATCTTAATCTGCGCGTCATCGTGTCGTTTGGTCCAGGCCTTTCGCTGCGCATCTGTGGCGTTAGGGTTGGCATCTCTGTCCAACTGGACCTGAGCCTGCTCTCCCATTCCCTGCTTCTCAAGCGAGTCGGACTTGGCGTAGGTTTCGGCGATCTTTTTGTCCTGCTTCGACGTGTCGGGGCCTTTGTTGGCCAAGGCTTTCTCCAGTCGCGCCTTTGCGTTATCCCTCATCCGCTTGGTATCTGCTGCTGTTGACCAGTGGTTTGACTGCGTGTATGTCACGTCTGATTGAGCTTGTGCTATCTCAGCGGCTCTCGCCTTCGGTCCGCCAGCCACCGCGTCCGCCGCGATTATCTGCCCCTTCTCAATCTCATACGATGACGCATCCAGCTCGGTCTTCCTGCCCGCTGCGATTTCGGCCTCGCCCTGCTTTGCGAGCCCCGCAAGCCTCTTTGACTCCTCCATATCCAGCGCCGCCCTCTGCTCCGGGGTGGCGCGCGAGGATGCGAGTTCCCTGGCGGTCTGCTCTTCGGAGAGTTCCTTTGCGGCCTCGTGGCGCTTCACGACGATCTCGGAAACCGGGGCGCTGATGATTTTGGACGCGCTGGCGTCAATAGCCTCCGCTGCGGCCGTCTTGCTGGCGAGCTTTGCCTTCCCCTCCTTGCTGACCCAGCCCCATTCATGATCGTTCGCCGCCTGCTGCTCCTGGACCTCCCGCCATGCGTCAGTAGATGCCTTGAGCGCCTTCTGGAGCAGCGCGTGCTTATCGGCCAGCGTCTCAATGTTGTTCGCCTGCAACATAAGTTCGTCGTTGAAATCTTTGGAGGCTCTGGCCGCGTCATCCATCTCCTTTGCCAGCGCCGCAGTATTTCCAGTGAGCGCCGTAAAAATCTGAGCAATAACCGCAAAGCCAATCAGAAAGACGCTGGCCGCTTGTAAGAGTATAAGCGCACCCCTGGTGATATTGATGGCCGCACTCATTGCGTAGGCCGCCACGGTCGCGGCTCTTGCGCTGCCGGTGAAGAAGAAGATCGTAGAGGATGCCGTTTTGATGCCGGCCGCCATTCTCCCGAACAAGGAAGTCGAACCAATCAGCCATTGCGCCAGCTTGATATTTGCCACCACCGCTACTCCGGCAGCGAACATGGTCAACAGCACCGTCACCCCCTTCAGGACAATCCCGAGCCCTGGTATCGCGGCAATGGTTTTTACCAGCCACGAGGTCCACGCGCCGGTCCTTGCGAAGATCTTGGCGAAGAACTCTGATATACTTGCGAGGGCCGGCGTAATAGCCTTGAGCGCTTCGGTGTAGTTTTTGGTGGTCTCTACGTCGCCCTCTACCCATGGTTTTCCAATGGCTTCTTTCAGGCCAGTGGACGCAGACTCCCGATCCTGCGCCGCCTGCCTCACTCCGCCCTTTCCTCCAGAGGAGTTCTTGCGCATGGCGTCATTCATCCCCTCATCGATACTAAACGCCCCGGCTCCTGCTTTCTGAAGGTTCTTGAGGCTTGTGGCGGATGAATCACTGATGGCCCCAATGGCCCGCAGACGGTCGATCGCCCCGTCGATCGCGTCCCCGTTGCGCATCGCGGCGGATACTTCGCCAACATTAGACGCAAGCTCCTGGAGGGACGCCCCAGTGGCCTCGGAGACATCGATCAGCTCCTCCATATCAGAGGCCGTCCCCTTCGCCCCGCGGCTCAATGAAATCAGATTTTGAGTGGCCTCAGAAACATCCCTAAAGTCCATCCCCTTCGCCGCAGACATCTTCGCAAGCTTCTGAATCTCAGCCCTCGCGCCCGATGCGCTTACGCCGAGCGCCGTGAATGACTTCTGCGCAGCCTGGGTGTCGCCCAGCTTCTTCATCGCGGCATTTAAGGATCCGGTGGAGGTAATCAGCCCCTTGACCATACTCCCCATGCCGGAAAAAAGCTTTCCTAACTGGTAGTTCCAAATCTGAGTGCCTAGCGCCAGATTCGTAATCAGGGTCAACATACCTTTCAGCTTGTGCTCGCCAGAAACGGCAGCCGGCAGGTCGAGCCCGGCGAATGCTACGTTCGCCTTGTTGTTCTTCATCCAGTCTGTGATTTTGCTCATTCGATATTACCTATGTTTGAATGACTCCGGAAGTTGTGCCTGGAATGCTTTCTCTTCAGGCGTGGTGAAATCTACATCAAGACCCGTTGCTTTCCGGGCCATTGCTCGATACCAGCTCGCTTTACCAAGAGGGAGATTCCAGACGACATCCTCACTCCACCCTGACCAGGCTATCAACTCTGATGCGTGCTGAAGCTCATCGGGGGCTTGCCCTCTGGGAGTGTTTTTGGTGCCGCCCTTGATGTCAGGCGGGATGATCGTGTATTCCGGTTCTTGCAGGTAGTCCCCGCAGTATTCCAGGAAAGCGGTTATACGCCTCGCCAGCGCTTTCTGAAGTATGTTCGGCTCCTTCGTGTCGGCTTGAGGCTTCCGACGCGACAGCAAGCCCCTGGTGATTAACCCGAGGGTCATTAAGAACGGCCCGAGCTTTGGTCTGACAATCCGGGAGTCCGGATACTTGAGCTTGCAGATGCCTACTGCATTACGGAGGTCGAACAGTGCGACACTCCCCTTGCGCATGAATGGCGAGTCAACAGCCTTGAGTAGGGTTCTATGCCAGAGCGAGAACTTACGGAGCTTGTGCCCGAAGATACTCGTGCCCGACCATTCCGAATCAGGCTGCCCGTCGATCCAGGCAGCAAGGAATTTAGGATCGACCGCCATGGCCGATGGCCTACGGCTCGCAATACACCACTGCGTAGTCTGCGGTCAACGTAGCGTGATCGCCTCTGATTCCAGGGGCCGCAGCAGGCTTGAATAAGAATGCCTCGCCATTTGCGAGCGTTCCAATCAAGACAGTGCCAGTAACCCCGTTCTGATAGACATTCAAGTTGACCGTGGTGTTTGTGGGTTCAACATTTTTGATGTAGAACCAGCCACCATAGGTAGTCAGCTCTCCCACAGGAAGAAGCTCAGCGGTGCCGCCGGAAAGAGGGGCCGTAGCCACATTCTGTCCGAAGTTGTTTCCAGCCAAAGTTTGCGAGGTGCTGATTGACCCGCTGGCGGTGTTGTTCGACTTGGTAATCGAGAGACTCATTGCTACTTTAATTTCGTTGGCCATGGTATTAGTTGGTTATGTGGTTGCTTTGGTTAAAGTTAAGCTGCGGCTCCAGTGACGAGGGCGTAGCTCTCAACAGAGAGAGATACCTCTGCGTATTCGCCCTTCTTGCGAGGGTCGGAAATGGATTTGACGATGAAGTAGCGAGAAACGTTGTTCACCGTGAAGTTGAAAGTGTTCGCGATCGAGTTGCCAGAGAAGCCGGCCGCGATGTAGCCAGTGAAGGTTCCAGTGATCTTGCGGTGGGTGGCTTTGGTCAGGGCGACTGCCTCCGTGAGCCCCTCGCCATCGGTGGCCTGGACAAAGATTTCAGGCTCGTAGGTCAGCTCAGCAGTGCGAGCCGAGAAATTGGTGATTGTCGGTGCGTCTGTGGACTCGAATCCGAAGACGTAACTTTGCCCGTGAAATTCATTGTTTGCCATAGTATCTTTTTCCGGAGTGTCAACATTCCGCTACCCGCTCACCCCGGCGGTGAAGGCAATTACCGTGGCCCTGCAATGGAGTTGGTCGTCCTCGGCGGTGCTAACTTTGGTGATGTCGATCCCATGAAGAACGAATGTCTCGGTCGCTTGCGGAGATAGATCCAGCGCCGCATAAACCGAACGGGATAGGTCGGTGTGGGCCTGAACACTGGTTTCTTTGGAGTGGGTAATTGTTTGTATGGTTCCATTGCAAATCCAGGTTCCCTCGTTCGGATGGGTTTTCTCTGCGCCGTCCAGCATGACCACGGTGAACGGAGGCTCGATCTCCTCTGCGTCCAAGGCTGCTGTCCCGCCGTGATACGGATAGAACGTGTGATCCGCCACTGCTAAAGCCAGCTTCTCGCACAGGAAAAGCTCACACTGATGTTTTATGTCTGCGCTCATGATAACTTAGCCCCCGCTGATTCAACGCTCAGCACGAGCGTATTGTCCCCGTCCTTGGCGATGTCGGAGATTCTGCCTCTCTCACCCCGGACGATCACCACGGAGCCCGTGTCGAGCCCGCTGGCGGCCAGCACGGTGTCTCGCAGAAAAATTATCGTCTTGGTCTCGCCCTTAAATCCGCCAGGCGCCACGATGGATCCCGCTGTGAGACTGTCGATGCTGATAGCCGTGTAGGTCCCAGGATTGCCGCCCCTGACCACTGTGAACTCCTCGCCCGCATCCACCCCGAAGGCGATGTTGGCGTCATCCATGCCGTCTGTGAATGTGGACATACCGAAGGTGAGAGAGTCAACCGGAAAGAGAATCGGCCCCACCAGTTTCCCAGTGAGGCCGATTTCTATTCTCCCCCCAAGTTCTTAGCTTGCGCTGTAGTTCGTAGCGATGAGCTGGCCGCAAGTAGGGTCAATGATTTTCAACGACCGGTTGCTGCGCACACGGAGCATATCACCGCGGCGCTTCTCGTCGCGATACTGCTCAGAGGTGAACAAGCCTCCGGGGCTGTCTGCGCCCCAGGTGATTGTGCGACCCACGCCGCCGTTCATAAAGTCTCCCTCGCCGAGTTTGCCGACAAAGATGTTGGTGTTGCCCCAGACAGGCACGAGGCTTGCGGCCTTGCCTTTCATGGCGGTGTCCACGGACTTGCGAGCGACCAGGAGGCCGGCGATTCCGAAAGCTTGAGCAAACATCTGCTCGGTGATTTGCGAGCCACCCTGCGTCACGTTCAGGAAGCCATACACGTAGGTCTGGAGCTTCGTGGTGCGGCGGAGGTAGTTCCAAACCGTGAGAGACATCACTGCCGTCAGCTCGGAAGGATCCGTGCCGAGTAATGTGAGGCGCTCGATAACTGCGTTCATGTCTTTCGGCACATCCGCTGTTGCAATGAGCGTTTCCGTGTAGTTCACGCCTGCAGCGGTCTGCACGAAGCCCTCGGCGGCGTCGGTGCCAACCGTGGTGTTCAACTTTGCCGAGACTTCCATCTCGTAGTCGAGCATCAGGGAGTTCATGAGCAGGTCTGCTGTGATCATGTCCGCATCAAAGAAGTTCCGCATACGGGTGCGAACTTTGTCGTCGATGCGCTCTTCCAAACCGTATTCCTCGGTCTGGTAGCTATCCCACTCGAACTTGCGGGTCAGTTCATTGTAGGTGCCAGTGGAACCACGCTTGGTAGAGCTGTTGAATGTAGTGGTGTCGCTAGGGCTACGACCTGCGCGGAGCAGCTCGGAAGCCTGTTTGCGGAAGCGTGGATACCGACCAACTTCCGTTGGCGAGTCGTAAATCGGCAAGAGGGCTTGCGCGACAAACTGCTTCTTTTGGCCGACAGCCTCCATCAGCGCAGTGCTGATGTCTGTCCTTGGAACTGAGTCAACGGTGTTGAACATATTAGTGTTTTATTGTGGTGGTGATTGGTTAGACGGCTGCCTTGTTGATCACGAAGTTGATGACCATGAGGGCATCAAGAGCCGCGCTGGCGTGCAAGTTGGTGACTACGACATCGAAGGTTCCTGCGGTCACGTTGAGTGCCGATCCGATGATTGGAGTGCCTCCGCCGTTGTAGGTGGTGGAGAAGCTCACTGTGTCGCCGATTGCCATAAAGCTGTTCGTGACCGTGAAGCGGATTTCCCCTGCGGCTGCTGCCGTGAGAGCGACCGTGGTGATTGCTCCGCTGAGAGCGTTGACCGTTACGCCCGTGGAGGCGTTGGTAAGCTGCGTGACAGCCCCGGCGGTGCCGAGGACGCCCTGCTGTGGAGGAGGGAACATGATTGCCCGGATGACTCCACCATCACTGGATGCGGGGCATGAATCAACAGCCTGACCGACTGCTGCGCCAGCTACGCGCTTCACAACGCGGCCATCAGTGGCGTCTTGCTCCAGCTCGTCACCAGCCGTAATCGCAGTGTCGTTGCCGACCTTGACGAAGTGCAGACCGTTGCCGGCGGTGAGGAACACGTCGCAGGCCATTCCGACAGCGGATTGACCGTTAGCAGGGGCGTCATTGCCGCGAAGCAATGTGCCGATGATGCGATCCGTGATGCTGGTTGCGATAGCCACCCCTGTCGAGGTGAGCTTCACGCATTCATACTCTTTGCCGGAAGAGAGATCCGCGCTGACTGGCAGTGAGATAACAGGTGAGATGTTCATGTGTTGTTAGTGTAGAGTGTTAGGCGTTGATTGTGCGGCCCTGGGACTGGAGCCAGTCGGCGTGTTGAGCGGAGTTCTCTCTGCTGGCCAGCAGGAGGGCTTTGCCTTCCGTCACTTTGGATTCCAGCATGATTTGTTTGATGCGATGTTGGAACGGATGGAGTTCACCATAGCCGTTGGCGCTGAAGAGGCGGACACCTTCATCAACTCCGACTGCCACTGGGCGCGTGCCGGTTTTGATGTGAAGATTGAGGGCTTCGTTTTCGGACACAACCATCTCAGCGAGCTGGATGGCCTGGTCGCGCTGTGCGGCGAGTAGCGTAATCTTGTTTTCGACCTCCTGGAATTGGATAGTCTCGGCTGCCATCTTCTTGGAGTTCTTCTCGCGGTTGATCTCAGCCTTGAGCTGGATGAGCTCGCGGTGCATTGCGTGCATCATCGTAGCCCCGCCGGGTGCGCCGGTTTCCATACCTGCGCCTGCCGTTGCCATTTCGCCTTGGCCCTGCTCAGCGTTTTCTGCGCCTTGCTCGCCTTCTGCGCCCTGCGATTCGACGCTGGCGTTGTATTCGGAAACCGCTGCGTCCACTTCATCGCGAGTCAGGCCGAGTTCGGCAAGCTGCTCATCGCTGGAGTTGTGGAGTTGTTCGAGCTGCTCAGCGGTGAGACCTTCATCGCCTTGGTTCTCGGTGCTCTCGTTGATGTGTCCGACGATTTGCGACTGGACTTCGCCCAACTGCTGCACATGCTGTGTGAGCGATTGGATTTGCGCGAGGACATCAGCCATCGTGGGCTCTTGATTGGTGTTGGGATCTTGTGGCATATTGTTAAGTTCGACTATTTTCTTGTTGTCAACGGAAGGTGTGTCTTTTGCGCTGAACAAACCGCCAGGGTTGGCTGCTGGACGCTTCACCACGTCTGCGCTCAAAAGCTTCTCTGCACGAGCGCAACGCTTGCCCATGTGTAGCACTCCTTTCGGGTCTCCTTTGAAGGCGAGAGACAGTCCGAATGTGGTGGGTTGTTTCTCCGCGCGCTCCAGCATCGTAGGCGTGTCTTTGTGGGTCTGTAGGAGGCACCAATCACCACGGAGTTTGTCCCCATCGAAACGAATGTTTTCAATCCAGCCATTGACCTCCTCGATCCCTCCTTCGTGGTTCTGTGTGACGGGTATCTGACCCATCTCTTTGCCGAGCGCATGAAGCTGCGTCAGGGTGGTGTTGTCCACAAACAGGTTGTGTCCCTCCGCTTCCAGATTGGAAGTGATAAGGGACACGCCGAGGATCTTCGCCTCATCAAATCTCACTTGTCCAGTGAGTCCGGTGAAGGCTTTTGCGTTGTGGAATCGGATGACTTGGCTCATGCCGAAGTCTCCTATGTCAATCGAAGGTGTTCGCGCTCAGCACTTCCAGGCGCGCAGGCTTTTATTGATCCTGCTGTCCGGGTCGTTTGCTGTTTTCGCGCTGGTGAGCTTCTTCTTCATCCCTCGCATCCGAGCGCAGAAGGAGTCCCTGCGTGAGCCTCCCTCGGGCTGCGGTGCTTTGAGGTTTGATCCTGGATTCGCTCGTTCGTAAGATTTGCGGCCCTTTTCATTCAGCCCTCCGGAGTCTGACTTGCCGGCCTTGCGCGTCCATGACGGAGAGAACTCAATCAGCCTGTCGAGCTTCTGGTTGAGCAGGACGAGGCGGTTCATTTGCGCTTCAGTCCCTTGAGTTTTTCGATGAGAGCTTTCATTCCCATGCCGCCAGCCACTCCAGCAGCCCCGGCAGTGGCCCCGAGGCCCGCTGCGCGCTGGTATGTCATTCTCATAGCTTCGGGATGCGCTACAGCGTCGTTATCCCCTCCGAACTCTCCCTTGGAGTTGTGGAGCTTGCCGTTGGCGTCAACGCCGAAGGTGATGAGATTTAGTTGATCTCGGGCGCTCAGCTCTCTCTCTGCCCCGGACCTGTCACGCACGGTTTTCTTTCCATTCTTCAGATTGACTCGCATCCTTGGTCCGCCGTAGCTCACTTTGCGGATGATCTGCGGGCCTGCGTAGTTATCCGGGTCCGCCATGGCGGCGCGCACTTGCCCATGGTTTGCGGGTCCGAATTTACCGCCCTCCTGATTCCATATCCACGCATCCGGCATCTGAAGATCGTCTCGGGCGATGCTTTTGAAGAGGATGGTGTTGAGCTGATCGCGGGCGGAGAGCGCCGTCTTCCCGATCTTTGCGATTTTCTCAATAGCCTCGCGCGCAAGCCTCCTCGATTCCTTGTCGCTAATGGCCCCGCGCACTACCTTTGGGTCGATCTTTGCCGCCCAGTTCCCCTTCGACGCGCGCTTGGTGCGTTCTGTGGGCTCTTCCATGGACATCTGAATAATGGAGTCAAGTGAGTGCCTGGCTAATAATGTAGGTGTGTTATACTTCCCTGCGTCCCCTAGTCTTCCCTTGTATCCCCTGGCCCTGATCTGGTGGTTGAGTGAGTTGAGGTCCCTCCCAAGTTTCGCCCCTTCTGGGCCAATGCTGCTCGGAAGGTGCTTCCCGCCCCATCGGCTAATTGCTGGGGCTGCTGCGTGAATCCCAGCGTATCCCGCTGCGCCAAGCCCGGCTCCGATTGCGCCACCCTTGAGTGCTCCACCTGCGGCCCCGCTGATGAATCCCTTGTTTGGATCATCGCTCATCGCTCCGCTAATGCCGCCGCCTATTGCGCCAATTCCAGCTCCGACAGCTCCTCCTTGTAGAGCCCCAGCGCCAGCGGCACGACCGATGCTTCCAGCCCATGTCTTGCCGGGAATCCCTTTCCAGAGATCGCCCATAATCCCAAACCGGATCTCATCCAGTTGATCGCGGGCGGAGAACATGCCGGTGCTATTGGTCTCCCAGTGAGGGTTCGCCTTTTTGAAGGCCGCTGAATGTCCTGCCTTGTCGTGGTATAGGAATGGATTCAATCTCGGACGCCCGTTGAGTCGCTTGATTGCGTTCAAGACTCCTCGCTTTTTATTCCGGGCGATATTCTCATCCATGAAGCCGCCTTCGTCGGTTTCGATTCTCGCTTTGGCGACATCCCATCCACCCTGCGCCTCTACCTTCAATGGATCGGCTGACCAGCTATACCCAAACCGGATCTCATTAAGCTCCTCGCGGGCGGACATGTGAACTGGCATTCCTGCCGGAGCAGAGTTGAATGATTCGGCGGCCGATCTCCATGCTTTACCGAGGCGCCTACCAATTCTTCCACCAAGCGAGCTTGCTGAGTTCGGATCATTCATGCCCTCACGCACCATCGCTGGAAACTCCTTGATGTGCTTCGCGCCCCTGACCGCCCTCTGCACAGCCTGCGGGCCATTCACTGCGCCCCAAAGCCTACCAACGTCCGATGTCCATGCGGTTGCGTTCTGGATGTTGTCCGCCGCTGCCCTGACCGCTTCCACCGCTGGGCCAGTGCGTCCTACGATTTCTTTGGCGCCAGCCTTGTAGGACTTGCGGATAGTATCCATCAGCCTTCCGCCTTTGTGCCCGATTATTCCAATCGCGCCTATGCCGGAAAGCATGGCGGCGTTTCGGAGAAGATGATTGTCGGGCTCCTCGTCAGAGAGGCTTATAATAAATTCAAGATCGCGCCTGGCTGACATGGCTTTTATGGATTGCCTTATTTACTGGGCTTCCAGCCGCCTCCGGCGTAATCTTGGTGCAAGTATTTCTGTTGCGCCTCTTTGGAAAGCTTGGGAGCCAAAAAGCCGCCTCCGCGCATTGTGATGCCCTTCTTTGCAAGGTAAGCTTTATCCGCGGAATACATGCCATGAACATCTCCGATACCAGCGCCGGTCAGCCCGCCAATAATCGCCCCAATGCCCGCGCCTCTGCCTCTTGGCATATTTTTCGCAACCAGCGCTCCGATGCCAGCTCCGGCTCCGGCTCCAATGCCAGCGCCCGCCAAAGAGTGTCCGAGTGATTTTGTCACTCTGTTGCCAATCAGTTCGGGGTCTGCCAGGACTAGACCAACCCCCTTATCGCTGGCCCGCATCGCCCTGGTTGCCGCCATGTTGTTGCTCCAATATCCAGCCTTGGGCCGATCTTCAAATTCAATGACACTATCCAGCTTTGCGTTGAGGGCAATCAATGGAGAGCTGGACTGATAGCGGATGTTCCTTACGTTTTGGACCAGCCTCTTGAGCGCTCCCTTGGCTGAAGCGCCGCGACCCAGGCCGAGTCCCTCTTTCGCGCCTGCGCGAAGGTCGCCATAATGCCCGGCTCCTTCAGCAATTCCAGAGCCTACGTTCTTGGCATATCGCCCAGCGCGCGTGGCGTCATCGCGAAGCCCAGTGACACCAGAGCGCATATTTTCTCCAAATCCAAATTTAGACCCCTCCATGCGACCCTCCCAGTTGTTCGCGGCATTGTAGCGCGCCCCCCTTGCATACACACCACCCACGCCAGCGCCAGCTAATAAAGCACCGATGGCGGCGTTGCGACCGAGATGAGACTCGTCATCGTAGCTGCGAAATTCAATGACGTTACCCATTGCATCAAACCGAAGGCCCTTGATCTTGCTGGCTGCTCCCTTGACTGCGCCCCAGAGCGAGCTCATGCGACCAGCGCCGGCCCGGGTGACAGGATGACCAAGCCCGCCTTGCGCGGAGCGCAGGCTTCTGTATTCTGCGCCCATTCCGCCAATCGCTCCACCGGCTCCGCTGGCATATTGCCCAGCGCGCCGACCAAGGCCAGCAGCATCATCGCCGAGTTGTGCCGCACCAACCCTCATTCGTGTTCCAACGTCGCTGAGCCTGTTCCCGAAAGTTGAACCTCCGGACATCACTGCCGATGGGCGAGGGATTTGACCTCCGCGGTAGTATGCCGCGCCTGCTCCGGCCGCCGCAAGTCCTCCTGCGCCGATGGCTGTGTTTCGCAGGAGATGTGATTCATCTTCATCGTAGCTGCGAAATTCGAGGCAGCGGGAGGCGGTGTTGTTCAGTTGGATTAGGCGTGTGTTCATGGTGTTTGTGGTTATGTCAACAGGTTGTCTAGTTGGTTATTGAGATGGATGATTTGGTCCATGGATTGATAGGACCGGATTGGCTGGACAGATTGCGGGATCCACATCTGAGGAGGGGCCTCCTCGATGGCGCGAGCGGTCGGAGAAATCAAAGGACGGGTGCTGGCGGCTTTCGCAAATCCGCGCCTGTGCCCCGCCCATAATCCAATCCCGCCCGCCGCTGCAATGCCGAGATCACGCAGAAGGTATCCGGTGGATTTCGACATCCTTTTGTGTTCGCGTTTCTTGCGGGTCTCGTCGTAGTCCGGGGTGCGGACAATAGCGGTATTGCGGCTCCTCTCCTTGATGTCCCAAGCGTCGAATCGGATCGGCTTTTCATTGGAAGAAAGAAATGTGCGTGGCTTCCCATGGATAGTATTGAGAATTTCCTCTGCTGCCTGCTCCTCTGGGGAGCGCATCACTTGGATATTGGCCTGCCCTCTCTTTGCTATGGCATTGGCTTTATCGACAGCATCTTGTTGCTCTGCAACTGCTGCATTCACCTTGCGCGCGTTGTGGATTTTACCCTTCGCGGTGACGACCATATTGCTTTCGTTCTCCACGGCTTCGTTGATCTTGTCCAGCTTGCTGGCGGCCTTGTGCTCTACATCGCGAGCGACGTTGCCGAAGAATCCCTTCACCTTTTGATAGCCGCGCTTCACTGGTCCTGGAACAAAGGCCCCGATGCGGTTCTTGATCGAATGAGACACGTTGCCCTCCATGACGTTGTGCGCAAATCTTGCAGCGGGCCTTGGGACCTGATTGACCCCATACGATGCCTTGGCTTCCTGGGCGAGCCCCTTGAGCTTTCCGCGTGTAAGGACGCCCGCTCCGAGCGCCAGTCCGACACCGCCAATGAGCATGGCCTTCTTAGCCCATGGCTTTTGCCACTCAGGGGTCTGGACCCTGCCGCGGGAATCCTTGTGCTCCTCACCGCGAGCCTTGCGCCCGATGTCGCGGACGAGCCTTCCGCCCCTTCCGCCCCATCGGGATACGTCTTCGCCTCGGGCCGTGTAGTTCACATTGTCGCCAACCCACTTGTCAGACCAATCGCGAAATTCGATCAGCCCTCCCTTGCGGCTCAGGGTGGTGCCGCGAAGTGATTTCAGCTTATTGTAAATACTGCGCCCACTAAGTCCCGCCGCTCCGATGGCGGCAATCTTCCATGGAAGGCTCTCAGCTTGCTTGGCTCCGCGCGAACGCTCGCCATACATATCCTTGCCGCTATTAGTGGCCTGACGTATTCCAAGAACGCTTGCTGCCCCAAGCCCGGCGCCGGCAAGAGCCCCGCGCCTGCCTCCCAACATTCCGCCAAGGACTGCCCCCGCCCCGGAGGAGCGAAGCACATTTGCATCACGGCGATCGAAATCATCATCGGCGATTTTCTTGCGATAACGATCTGCGGCCAGCTTACCCGAGAGCGGGGCTTCGATGGCGAACCTGATTGGCTTGAGCTTGGACGACATGCGGATGGACTTCTTGAGATTGCGCATCGTATCAACCTGCTGCCCCTCGTCTGCTGCGTGGCTACCCGCAATAAGGGCTCCGGCTCCGGCTCCTGTGGCAATGGCCACTGGCGCTGCGGTGCGCCTGATAAATGTGACGGGCCTCCAGTCATTCATAGCGCCCTTGAAATGCCCCCTACGGAGAGCGATGGCCCCTGCGGCACCGAGACCAAGGCCGGCGATAGCCCCGCCTACAGCGGCCCGCTTAGTTGTGCCGATCGGATCGTCCTTTCTCGGTTCGCCTAGAATTTTAGTGCCAATGTATGTCCCGCCGCCTCCGACGACAGACCCAATACCAGCCCCGGTCGCGATGGACCTGGCGACTCCCCCGAAAGTCGATCCATGTCTGAATGCTGGAATAGCCCCGAGGACCGCCCCGCTGGCTGCGGCCGAGATGCCGACCTTCTGCCATGGTGTAAGTTCGCGCTTCTTCTCGCTGAACTGCACTTCCTTCTTCTTGCGGCCAAGTAGGTATCCCCCGCCAATCCCGGCGGCCCCGGCGGCCCCGGCTCCGATCAAAAGGTTGCGGTCGCCGCGAAAGATCTGGCGCTTCATCTCCTCAGCGTGGCGCGAGGCGGACTCCGACGCTGCTTTCTTTGAGGATGCTACTGACGCCCTGAGCCCGCCTACGAGACCCTCTGCTTCGACTGCGCGCCGCTCAGTTGCGGCGATCTTATCAGCCAATGGAGATGGAGTGTGCTGGATGATTGCGAGCGGCATCCGTCTCTCCTCTGAGACTACGGCACGAGCGGTCCCTGCGTGCTTTGCGAATTGATTGGAAACCCGGCTTGATACATCGCCGACAATATCCTGGGACATCACCTCTTCCACGGATGGCAGCTTTCCGATGGCATTGACTGGGTAGTTGGTGAATGCTTCTTTCGGAATCGGCTTGTCAGTGCGGACGATCTTCCCTTGCTCAACAAGTCGCTGGACGAGCTTCTCCTCGTGGCCGGCCCTGCTCTGCTCTCGGGCCATTCGCTGAGCGTCCACTGGTCGCCCGTGCAGATTGTAGGTCTTGGGTGGCATGTTCGAGTAAAGATTCGGGAAGAATCGCTGTGCGGTTCCTCCTCTTTTCTCAGATTCGGACATCACATGATCAGCAAAGGAAGAAGCCCTCCATCGCTTTGCTGGCTCGCGCGCGGTCAGGATCGCCTTCCTTATTTGCTTAACCTGACGAGGGACCACGAACTGAATGATCCGTCCGCGCGCTGACATCTTCAACTGCTTTGGCTCCTCCTTATTGCGGTTCAGATATTTCCGGATGCCGTAGGCTCCTGCGCCGACCAGGGCGGTTGCGCCAGCGATGCGCCCGAGCTTCTTGAGGGCGGCGCCTGGAACGTAACCGTCAGGAAGGGTTGATACTCTTGGGGCGGCTACCATTTTCTTTACGACGCCCTGCCGGACCTGTGAGAGATATTCAGCGCTGTTTGCCTGGTGCTCCAGCTTCGCGATTGCGCGGCGTGACTTCTCGACCCGCTCCGGTTTCCAATTCATCGCTTTCTGGATTCGCTCGGATCGAGTTGGATCAATCTTCTTCGTGAGGTCCATTGCTGTAGGGCCTTCCGATGGAATCATTCCTTCGAGGTATCCCTTCACCTGAGCATGGCGTGCCGGTCCTTCCGGAATACCGGTTGTCTCAGACACCCTGTTCCTTAAGGTTCCGACCATGCGGGCGAGTCTGCTCTTCACCGTGGATATGCGTTCTCCTGCTTTTTGATCCACATGAGAGATCGCGCCATGGACCATCTCAGGAGTGCTGAGTCCAGGGCCGATCCTCAGTGTTCCTTTTGGCTCCCACTTCTCTGGCTTCATCCCGCCGACGATATTGTTAGACCCAGAGCTCGGCTTGAAATTTTCTGATGGCTTGAATCCAGGGCTTACGGCCTTGCGCATCTCCTGTATCCGACCACGGAGAGATCGGAGCGTCTTCGCTTCAGTATCGCGGAAGGCTTGTGCCTCCTTTCTCATGGACGCCTTCTGCATGGCGGTCATGTTCTCCGGATCGAGATCGGCGTGTCTCCCTTGAGCCTTGTTAGCCACCAACCACGCCTTCGGGTCTCGGTGCTTCCATGCGTCCACTGGAGCTGGCTTATTCCGCGTGTGGATCACTGAGCCCTTCGCCTCGTTCTCAGGATGATAAAGCTCCGGACCCTGCATGGCCTTCTTGTGCCGAGCAAGCTCGCCCTCAGTAGAGGGCGCCCCGACGCCCGGGTGATCGCGAATGCCTTCCATCTGGTCCGCGACTTCTCTAGCCGCGCGTTGTTGTATCTTTTGTTCGATGCGCTCCTGGGACAGTGAACGCCCAATCCCTCCGGATGAAACTCGGGGCGGCTTGCTGGCCGGTAGATCAACGGACCTGCCGGCGGCATCCTGAAGCGCCCTGCGGTTCTTTCGGCCCGGGCTACTCTTGTCGATCGGGTCCATCCAGGTTCTATACATATCAAATGCAGCGAACTGGATTGGCTTTTTGGTGATCTTTCTTTTCACAATCTTGCGCGGGATGTCAGCTCGTGGGACGGCTTCGGCTGTGCAGTGCATGAACTGGATGAGAGGAGAGCGGGAGGAGAACTTCTGAACCCGGACATCGATCACCCGCTTGCCCTGCCTGAGCGCTGCGTTGACCCGGTGGTTGCCGTCCTTGAGGACATACTTCCCGCGGCCTGCGTGGCTCACCGTGGGCGTGCCTGGCATGTTCTTCGTGAAGCGGGCAAGCTTCCTCACCTTCTTCTCGTCCACGGTTTGCTGTGGGCTGTGGATGTCGCGCAGGCGGATGCGCTTTATCTCACCCACTCCTCCGAGGTGGTGGGTTCCGGATTTGATGCCTGACTTGAAAAGCGGGTTCTTCATTTGCGTGCTCCGTTCGTCTTGGGCTTACTGCCGTTGCTGCTGGGCTTCGGACCTGCGACCACTGGCGCGTGCTTGCCTTCAGGTGTGAGCCCCGCCGACCGATTGAGGTCTTCCTCTTCCGGCTCCTCTGGTATGAGCTTCTCCGCGTCCTGGCGGGAGAGCTCGTTGCCTGGCTGGCTGTAGATTTCGATGATGGCGTTGATGGCGGATTCCCTGTCGATCGTTCCGTCTCCGACTTTCTCCATGATGTCGATGAGAGGCTTGATGCCCTTGTCCCCGAGGACGCCGATGCTGACGGGGCTTGCGGGTGGTGGAGGTGGCGCCTGGCTTTGCAGGAAGTTCGCGCGCTGGGCTGTGATGTCCGGGAACATTCCGCGGGCTGTGACTTCGACGGGGATGCCGGCCTGCGATGCGTTGTTGATAGCTGTATTGGCTGCCGCCGTGTTGCTCGCACAGACCTCGCTGAAGCTCTTTCCGGTGTGCTTGGCCACCACATGCTCGATCTCGGCAATGCCGGCGCCTACGGCCTTCAGGTCGCTTTCCATCTCGTAGCCCAAGTCTGCGGTGATCTGCTTACCAAATCTCCAAGAGTGCCTCTTCCATGCTGGATGAGGTGGTAGCATCTGAGTGGCGATGCCTTCCGCGATGACTTTGTTCCGGACCCGTGTGAGGATGTAGTCCTTCAGGAGATCCTGCCAGGTCTGAATCTTGAGATTGTCGGCTTCTGTCTCGATGCGCTGGCTGGCTCCGCCGAGGGTGGCGAGGTTCCACACCATACCGTAGCTGAGTTCCAGGCTGATGGCCAGCTTGCGAATCAGGGTGTCAATCAGGTTCATGAAAGCACCTGAAGGACGGGCGGAAGGGGTGAGCATCTGGAACTGCTCGCCCTCTGCCATCTTTAGAATCTTGCCCCACTGTGCGTCTTGAGTTGGGGTGCCGTCTGCGGTCTTTCCCGACCAGGCCGCCGGGCCTTGGTTGGAGAACGGGTCCTTGACTCCGATGAGTGCTGACCACTGGGCCTGAGTCTTGGCGCTGACCATCTCGGCTGTGAGTGCTTCACGGATGTCTCGGAGATCGTTCAGGGCGCGCAGGAGCTTGGTGCGGCCCCGGTATTCCCCCGAGCGGTCAAAGTCATTGAGATGAATGAAGTTCGCTGGCTCCACCTCTGCGAGCTTCACATATTGCTGTGTGCGTGTGCGCTTGAAGATTCGATAGTAGAGAACCCGGCCCGTATTGACATCAATCTTCACGCCTCCGATATAGTCCTCAAAAGTAGTCTGTTCATTCGGGGATCCGATGCAGTCCGCCTCGATTGCTTGAAGGCAGTATCTTCCGGTTGGTGAGAACTCTGGAGCTACCTCGATAAAGCCATGGTCGCCGTCAATAAGGTGAGCAAGGAAAGCCTGTTGAACCATCTTGAGGAACCTTGCCCTGCCCGTGATGTCGCAGTTGGTTGTGCCGTCCTCGTTCCGTTCGTCTCCACACCAGGAGTGGAAGTAGTCGTCGTAGGCTGCGTCAATTTGCGGGTCTTGAGTCTCAGACTTGCAGTGAAGCCTGCCTACCACGTAGCGGCAGACGCGACCGAGCATACCGCCAACCCAACTAAATTGACATTGATCTCTCGCGTCCCACATGGACTGAAGCCTATCCCGATTGCGAGCCCATGTCTCGGGAGCCGCGTTGCCATAGATTCCGCCACTTGAGCCCCTTCTCTCAGGGGCGGGGTTATACTGCGCGCCGAATTGGATCTCCCTGCGGACATCGTTGAACTTGGGGTGAAATTCAGTGACGACATTCCCCCGACCATCATAGAGCTTGATCAAATTGTCGCTCATCGGACGGTGCTGAAGTCAGAGATTCCTACGCCAAAGTTAGTCACAGGCGGCACGATGACAGGAGGGTTTCTCTCCCTCAAGACAAAGTTGATAGCCTGCAACCTCTCCTCCAGAAGACGCAGATCCCGTTGCATGGATTTTGTGCCCATCCCCTGTGCTGAGTAGATCGTGCGCTGTGCCTTGAGTGCGGCCTTCTCTGCTATGAGGTCTTCAGATGATTCGGATCGGTAGGATAGGAGATGGTCGGCGTAGGCCATGCCAGAGGTCGGGGTGTCAATGTTCCCGAAATTTTTCCTCCAAAAATTTATATTTATACATATTTACGTTACATGGGTAGCGGGCACGAGAACAGGGTGTAGGCGTGTTCTTAACGGATCCTGCCCGCTCAACAGAAATGTTGGCGGACTGGCAATGCCCGGAACCACAACCGGGCTGCCTACTGCTTGCGAGCAATCAAACCTCACGGGATGACCTCTTCCGACGCGGATAGTCGTCGGGCAAGCATTGTTCATTGAAATTCTAAAGGCCGAACAGGGAGTATAATCCCTTGTCTCGAATCGCGGCCTGTAAGTGCTATGGAAACATGGCGCACGAGTATCCGACCGGCACCACTTCAGCTTCGGCTGGGGAAGGTGGTCCATGCTTGCATGGATGGCGAAACCCGAACTGTTGCCTTGATATGCCAAAGGTAGCGACATGGAAGATTAGCCCGGCGGTGATGAGATCGAAGCGGCGGGAGTATTGTATTCTCGCGAGCGCACCTCAAAAAGGTGGCTCACTGCGTCCTGGTTCGTCCAGCGGCAGATCGCGCAGGGACCGCGCCAGCGATGGGCGGACTGCGAACCACCAGTAATCCGGAGATGACGGGCTTGGGGCTCGTCATCGGGGATGTAGAGACTCTGCATCATCCAGCCACTATCCCGCTGTCCGGTGGGTCGGCCATTACGCAAGGGTGGCCTCAAGTAGTAATCTACTGAGAAACGACACCGAGCCCGGAGGGAGCAATCCTTCCGGGCTCAAGTCGTTCTTCATACGAAGAATGGCAGCAAAACACAAACCGCCAGCAAGCTGCGCTGGCAAACATAAGTCTCCCGATAACGGAGCAACACAAAATGGCTAACGCCACAAACCAAACCAACTACCAAGTCATACGCACCCCAGGATGGGTGGTGTATGGAGAATACGCCACCCCTGCGGAGGCGCAGGCGGCGGCAGACGCGGCGCAGAAGACAGACGAGGGCGGCAACGTCTTCGTCCACATCCCGGAATACGAGGATGAATACGGGCTTGAGCACGGGATATGTGACGGCCCATTTTGGCACGATGGATGCCAGCATGATCCGCAGGAATACGTGTGCTCATTCGAGCATCCGACCAATGAGGGAACAATGGAGAAGTTCGACCTCTACGTGTTCGATCAGCCGCGCTCCGGTCAGTCGGTGTGCATGAGATACGGCAATGAAGGCTACGAATACATCTCGCCGGGGAGTGTTGCGGATTTCCTGCGTCGGTCCCGCGGAAGCGAGGTCTATCAGAGAGCGTGCAGTATCCTGCTGCTCGTCGGGGCCGTAAAATGGAAACACAAAGCGCAGGCGGCGGCCGTGCAAATCAGCGAACAAGACGCCAGGACAGTCGCGATGATCCTGCAAGACCTGTTCTACGCGAACAGGTTCATTGACGCGAGTAAAAGGGCCTCCGGAGCTGAGAAGGGGACCCTCGACGACAAAGGGCAACACATGCTGGTGATGGCTGCGAATGAGACGAACGCGGCGGATCTTCGCCGCCTTCTGGATACGTTCAAAGCGGCCGGCGGATTGCCGCCTGGAAGCGAGATGGTCATAGCCTAACCGCGCAGACGCCGCGGGCAGCAGGTCCAATCCCTGTCTGTCCCGCTGGTCTGCTTGGAATTAACCAAGTGAGGGGCAACAAAACGGCACGACCCCTGTGCCAAAACAAACCGGATGCTCAACCGATCAAAGCGGGCAAAGAAGAAACCATGAACATGAACAAGAAACAACAGCATCACAAGTGCATCGAGCCTGACCTCGATATACTCATCAAGAACCGCGGGATCAATCCCGTGCTGGGAATCCCTAACAAGCTCGGTCCCTGTGTCCAGCGGAAGCTGGCAATCCAGAAGCGCATCGACCGTCGCTTCGAGCGGCATCAGGGGCAGCAGCAGATCCTCGCGGAGTTCGCGGAGTTCTGTGAGGCTGGCTCTCCTGTGGGGCGGGAGGTGCGGCTGTGAGCGCGCTCAGTCAGGCGGAAATCACTGCCATCGGAGAAGCGGAAGACCTCCGCTATGAGAAGCTGATGCACTTCAGCGACTTCCACAAGTCAGTGTTCGGCTACCGCCCCCGTGGTCGGGAGCATTTCACCGAGGCCCAGTGCATCGCAGCATACGATGCCGCCGACCACCACCTGAAGATGGAGAAGCGGACGCGCGCAGGGCGTGACCGACTTCGTGAGGCCGGGTGGATCATCGAGGAGGTGCAGTCATGAGCGGCATGAACCCGTTCTCAGGAGTCCTGTGCTCCTGCTGCGAGGAACGCGAAGCTGAAACCTTCACTCCGATCGACTCGGAGGGAATGGGTGTCTGCCTCGTGGACGATGAGCCAGAGTCGGTTGAGCCGACATGCCTCGTCTGCGTCCTCGGCGAAGACGAAGAGTAGTTAGTTCCAGTCTGCCCGCAGGGGGTCTTTATGCACACGCATACTGATCCCCTGCGAAGGCAGGATGGAGCGCAACACAACAAACCCGGCAGGAGAATCGCTCCCCTGCCAAAGAAAAACAACACAACATGAAAACACACATCAAGTTCAACCTCTGTGGCTCAAAAGTCATGGTCTTCATCAAGCCGTTCTCGGATGAGAATGGCGATCGGTTCAAAATCACGACCCTGCTGCGATACAGGTTCGTCAGTCCGCTGAAATCCGGGAGGTCCGGATTTACCTGTAATCCGGTTCGTCGGGCCTACGTCTTCATCGACGGCGGCACTTCAACGGAAGCGGTCGCCGCGCTGATCGTCGAGCTACTGGTCGATGAGATGGGATTCGGGCTGTCTGAAAAAGGACAGTTCGGAGACAGGCCGGACCTCATCAGAGAAGTCTATTGGCAGCTCACTAAAAACACGCGCCTGCCTCGCTATTGCGTGTGCGACTACTGCGGCGACATCGGATCATCGGTGGTGGATGGTCGCCCCGGAAAATACTGCCCTTCGTGCAAGGATGAATGGCAGACACACTGGGACGGAGTGCGTGCCACCGTAGAGGCGGATCGCATCAAGCACCTGTGCCCTCAGTGCAAGACCAACCAGCGTGCCATCAACATGCACGTCTGCTGGGGCTGCTCCGATGAGAATGACGAGCGCGAACTCAAAGCGCTCGAAGAGGCAGCCAAACAGGCCGCAGGAAGTTAGCTCCTGTCAGCCGCCAGGTATGGGTCATTGGACCTGGCGGTTGCAGGGAGGTAACTCCAATGGAGAAAACAATCCGAGCCTACAACTAGGCACGGGTCTCCATGCCCGACCGATCTTCGAGTGAAGATTGGTTATTTCACACACTCGGACCAGTGGTGTGTGATCTCTTCAACAAGCTGGCATCAGTAAAACAAACCAAATGAAACAACAACTCAACAGCCTGTCCCAACTCGGACAGCTCAACATCAACACCAACTCAGCCAAGGCCCCGGCGCAGCGCCAGGAGCCCCGCCATGAGTCCCGCAAGCCTCAGCAGGCTCAACGGCCCATGCAGCACCAGCAGCGCCCACAGCGGCTCTCCCTCGGGGAGGCGCTCTACAACATCCGCATGACGGACTGGGAGGCGCAGTGGATCAAAGCCCCAGCCACAGAAACGCTGGTGTTTCACCCTGAGTCCCAGCAGTGGGAGCCAACTCCGAAGTCGGCGCTCGCTGAGGTCAAGATGAGCAACTGCCTCTGGCAGGAGGCTCCGTCCAGCAAGTTCATTCGCGCAGAGGATCCGTCCAGGATCCAATACGTGAAGAAATCTCCAGCGACCCTGGAGCGAATCTGCATCGAGCGTGGCCTGTGCGTCCCGCTCACCATCAACGGCAGGAATGCCGGCAAGGCAGACCTCGTTCGAGTGCTCGTGGCGGATGACGCCAAGGAGCGCGCCGAAAGGCATGTCCACCTCCAGTCCAGTCAAGGATGGATGGCGAGGAACCGCAAGCGTGCTGACTCGAAGCTCAAGAGCCTCCGGGCTCGGGCTCGGGCCGCAGGGCTGGCTGACATCATCCGGCTCAACGCTGAGGTCAACGGCGATCAGTGGATGCTGAGCGCCGCTGGAATCCCGGAGCTCGCTCCGTTCTGGATCGAAACCGCCATCCGCAACAAGGATCGGGCATACGCCCTATCCATGCAGGCCGGAACGGCAGACTCCTACTGGGCCAAGGAGAATGCAAATCGCGTGAAGCTCCAGCAGGAGCGCCAACACGCAGAGTTGGTTCGCCGGTTCAAGGCCACGGCCGCAGCGGAGTTGCTGCGCGGCGTCATCGAGGACCTGGGCAAGCAGCCCAAGCACCTGATGAGTTGCGGCAAGGCAGAGGAAGTCCTCTGTGAATACTACCGCGCTGAGGGTGCTCAGCCCGCAACCGAGGATAGGGTGTTGGCAGAGTTCCGGGCATACGCCCAGACTCAGTTCCTCGCAATCACCAACCCTGGAAGGGCGTTCGTGATGCCTGAGCGCAAGGAGCCAGTCCTGTTCGAGCGCATCAAGAAGACCAGGGCAGAAGTGGTGCAGGATGCCTACCGTAAGGTGCAGGCATCCCCGAGGTTGGACGGCAGCCGCGGCCGCAAGCAAGAGTATCTTGCCCAGCGCCTCGTGGAAGCCGGAGCGATAGCTGATGAGCCGAAGACCCATGCGGTCAAGATGGCCGCAGCGCCAGCGAAGCCGAAAGGCGCGCTGAACCTGCTGGAGGTGTGTGTGGCGCAGCCCCGCCGCCTGAAGTAGTTCGAGTGCGAGATACCAGCCTAGGGCCCGATCCCCTAGGCTGGTGCCACCGTCCCGGCGAATGCCGGATGATGGTGTGCGGTTTAAGTCCGCAGAGTTAGAAACAAGAAAAGGAGAATAGAAATGATTGAGACAATTACAGTGAATCAAAACACCCTCATCCTGGGCGGCGTGGCCTTCACGCTGTTTGGGATGGTGATGGGTGGGATCTGTGCGTGGCTCTGGAGGAAGCTCCAGTGAGCCGGGATCAGTTGGCGAGAATCCCTCGCCTGCTGGATGTGAAGCCAGGCAAGGAGAAGTATCGCCCGAAGATCGCGGCGATGCTGAAGGCTCTACCGCAAGAGGTGGAGCGACTGGCTGAGAAGATGAAGAAGGAGGGGAAGTGAAATACCTCCGGATGTTGGAACTCCTGGAGTGGATAGACACCACGCTCTTCTGGCCCGACTTTGGGACAGAGGAGGAGAAGCAGGAGCTCCTGGATCAAGGGTTCATCATGGTGGACGGCGGGTGCTGTCTGCTGACGAGCCTTGGAGAGCTGGAGTGTGGATACCCCGAGACCGGGGAGAAAGGAGACGTATGAGCTTAAAGGAAGCACTCAAGGCCGTCCCGCAGTTACGGGAGAAGCGGCGCCAGCGGGTCATTGATGGGATGAAGCCCGTCAAGAAGGCCCTGCTTCAGTATCGCCGCGACTTGATTGTGAGCGACATGGGCATCAAGTCCCGCAAGGGCGGGTGCGCCAATCGTATCGTCATTGATACGAAGAGCGGAGCGGTTGTGATCAGCATCGACTCGGACTATCCGGGCTGCGTGCTGGTGCTCAACCAGAATGAGCAGAAGCTACATCAGGACATGAAAAGCGTGCTCCTGCATGTGGCAGAGTTGATGACGGAGGAAAAATGAGCCAACTAATAAACGACACTCAAAGCCTGGTCGGGGCAACGTCCCGATTCGGCCACAAGATCCCGGTGTATGATGACGGCTACGGCCCTCTCTTCATCCATCGAGACTCAATGGGAATCAGCGGCATCGTCCGGGCAAAGACCTGGGAGGATGCCTACGGAATCTGCGAAGATGAGTTCTTTCCGGAAGCGGATGAGACCGTCGAGCAGCTCGTGAAGGAGTATGGATTCCGCCGCGAGCATGTGAAGGTCATCCATCCACTGAAGGATGGGGAGATCGACCGCTCGGTGATCAAGGACTCCGAGATGGCTGACTACGAGGCCGCTGGCGGCAACTTGCGCGAGGGGCAGTTCGTTCGCTGGGAAACCCGCGAGACACTGGACCCTGACGCATGGCCGGAGAACGAGCTATTCTGTGAGTCGTTCGGCTTTCGCCCAAATGGGCCTAACGCCACCGACACAGTGAAGCATGGTATATACGCCAAGGATCTCAATGGAGACTGGCTACACCTACTGACGCCAGAGCTGATCAAAGAGCTGGAGATCACTCTGGAGATTAAGAACGAGGAGGAAGCATGAATAAAGCAAACTACCCTGGACTGGATTACTCTGGTCCCGGTTCGACAGCAAACAGGGATGCCGAGACAGGCATCCGCTACGGGGTCATCAGCCAGAACTCCATCCAGTATGATGCAATGTCGGACATCTGGCAGGGGTCGAGAGACCTCAGCTACGAGGCGGCAACCACTGAGGCCAAGAAGCGCCTTCTGGCCTGCCTTGAGGATGATGACGAGGAATCGCAGAGGGCCGCTTTCTCTGCCGTGCTCAAGGAATGGTTCTTGAGCCGCAAGGAAAATCAGATCATCGACGACCTGATTGACCTCAAGCAAGAGTATGGCGAGGGCGCCGCAGAAGAGTTATGGGAGGTCGTGGAGCAGCACTTCAATGATTCCTACTACAATGACAGGAAGAACTGGCTGTGGGAGAAGGACGGCTACGAGCTGTCGAACTGTCTGGTCTCAGACGTGTTCGTGAGCAAGTCGCCTTACTTCACCTATGCGCAGTTCTGCTCTCCGTGTGTTCCGGGAGCGTGCAACCTCGACAATCCATTCGAGGGGCTGGCAGTGCCTAGTGGCCGCCACGGCTCGTTTGCCGAGGACTACGGAGCTGAGGCACAGGCCATCGGATACGTGAAGTGCTACTGCTTGGGTCACGACTTCTTCGATGGGGAGAAGGCTCCCTACGAGGTGTTCTGTGTCGCCACCGGGAAGCGGGTGTTGAAGGTGGAGGTGGAGCAGTGAGCTACAAACTCATCTGCATGGCCTTCGATGGCGACTACCAGACGGAGCGCCCGGAGTTCGAGAGCGTAGAGGATGCCTGGGAGTATTCAGGCGGCCTCGGATCGAAGTGGTATTTCTACCCCTACCACTTCGTAGTGAGCGCGAGCGGCAAGACAGTCATAGCCGCTCCCGAGTTGCTTGAGCCACTGGTGGGGATGCGAGTCTCCTCGGTGGCAAAGAAGTTCGCAGAGTTTGCGAGCACAGAAGAGGCGCAGGGTATGGATGTGGAGCAATTCATGTTCGCCCTGCCGGTATAAAGAAAGGATAAACAATGAAGACAATCCAAGTAAAAGCATACGAGTTCGATGAACTGTCGGACTCTGCCAAAGAGAGGGCGAGAGAGTGGTGGCGCAGCGGAAACAATGACACCTTCTGGAGCGAATGCACGCTCGAAGAAGCTGAGGAGCAGGCCGCATTGATGGGGATCGACATCACCAACAATAAAGACAGTCGCGGCGCTCACATCTACTTCAGCGGCTTCTGGTCACAGGGCGACGGCGCCTGCTTTGAAGGCACATGGCGCGCGAGCGACGTGAAGGCCGACAAGGTGGCGGATGGCTGGGGCGAAAACCCGGCTACCACGGAGATCAAGCGGATTGCCGCCGTCTTCGCGGAGATCGCCAAGAAGTATCCGCACGCATCGTTCACCGTGAAGCACCGCGGCCGTTACAGCCACGAGCACTGCACGGAGTTCGAGTTCAACAGTGGTCACGAATACTGCGAGCCGAAAGACTTGGAAGCATTCCGTGATTCTGCTGATCAGACCGATGATGGGCTCTCGGATAAAATGGATGACTGCTTCTTCCAGGGAACGGATGACGAGCTCAAGGAAGCCGCCAAGGACTTCATGCGCTGGATCTACCGGCAACTGGAGAAGGAGTATGAGTATCAGAACTCGGATGAACAGGTGGATGAGAACATCAAGTGCAACGAGTATCTGTTCACGGAGTCGGGCAGCCGATCGACAGTGTTGTGAGCGCCTTCACTGAAGCAGTGGAGCGCAACCTGAAGGGCGTGCATTTCTTCTCGGTCGGGGCTTGCCCTGGCTGTGAGGAGTGCGGGCTAGAAGCGCCGGGCGCTGATGGCGATCAGTGGTTTGGTCAAGAGCATGAGCGCCGCAGGGCGGCCGTGGAGGAGGGGTTCTTTGTGAACTCAGCCTCCTGCGACAGTTGCGGGTCCACGCTGGGCGGCCAGCGATACCCGGCGCACGGGGTCATCGCGGAGACAATGTGGGAGGCACAGAAGCCGGGGCGGGAAATCACCCACTTCGACGTGTGCGTGGACTGCGTTCTGTATCACGCCAATGGCGAGGAGCCGGAGACATGGCAATGAGCCCGGCGCACATCCGATGGTCGCGCCAGCAGTGCGACATGCTGAGTATCGGCGGAGTGTGGGCGGTTCCTCGCTCCGGGTTGTTCTTTACAAAGACCGGCCCGGATGCGATGGCGCTGACCTCCATGCTTCCGATGACCAGGGAGATGGCAGAGCTCGGTGGCGGGGAAGACATCCCGCTGCTGGAAGAGCTGATGCCAGAGTATCAGAGAGCGGACTTCGAGACCATTGCGGCCTATTTCAAGGCAGCGGGGATCGAGGTCACAGATAAGACGAAAGGAGAATAACGATGGGATTCAGCGGGATGTATGGCTCATTGAGCGACACTCCGATCTCGAAGGGCTACAAGCACTTCAAGTCGGAGCATGAGATGGTGAAAGCCTTCGCAGAGCAATCTGCGCCGGATGGTCGCCACAGGAAGAGCAGGATGGGGTTCACTGGGGAGCAGTTCCTCTCCTATCGGACTACCATCGCGAGGTTCATCGGGAAGGGAAAAACCCGGTGCTGTGTTGTGGACATCAATAACTTTGGTTCCACGGTCACGCCGGGGCACCGCAGGGAGGTAGAGAACGCCCTGAAGCGTGCCAAGGTCAAGGTCTTTCATGTGGACTTCGGCGGTCGTGGGCAATCGCTCCATGTCACTCCGGAGTCGCTGAGGGAATACCACCTCGATGAGTGGAGGGTCGTTCCTGGGCACAGGAAGGGCACCAGGGCGGGGATTATCGCCCGGGAATACCTACACCGCTACCGGCACCTTCCTGAGGCGCTGGAGGCCTGCAAGTGGTTCAAACTGCCATCTGCGAAGATCGAGAAGATCATCGTGGGCGAGGAAGCGAACCGGCATCGGAACACGGAGATCCTTGAAGCCTATGAGGCGAAGATCAACGCTGCTACCGATGCACGCAGAGCACATGAGCAAGCTGAGCGGGAGAGACAGCGGGCTGCCGACATCGCAAGCGCCATTGGGCGCGGCGAGGAGTATGCCAAGTGGGTGAAGCAAAACCCATGGAATCTCGGCGGCCTGCCAGAGAAAATGCGGACGAGCCTCTACTCGTTCGGCTACAATGACGAATTGCTGGTTGATCGCATTGATCTGCTGGCAGTCGTGCTGAAGCTGCGACTGACGTTCGCCAAGAAGGAGTCGGAGGAGAGAATCTCCGACCTGCAACGCGAGAACTGGGATTTGGAGAGCAAGGCTGAAGAGCTTGCTGCCATCCAGGAGAGAATGAAGCCCGCTCAGAATACTGGGGACAGGGCGATAGTGTTGGAGTAAAATATGAGCAAAACAATCGAAGAGTTCATCGAAGAGAACCGGCCCGAGCTGGATGCGTGCGCAGGGCGCGCTCTCAGCTTCGTTCCGAGACAGGCGAGTTGTGACTGCCCAAAGAGCGGGTCAGACCATCACCACGCCCCACCAAGGCTGGATGACGATGACCTGCGAGGATGGATCCTCAATGATGAGGGTCTATACCGCTGGGCGAGGAGAGAGGGAGTGGAGATATGAGTAAGGAGACCAAGGCCAAGTGGGTCAAGGCAGCCGAGACGGTCATGGAGGTGCTTGGCATCATGTTGATGCTGGCTCCCTTCCTGACCAAGAAGAAGAAAAATAGGAGGAAGTAGTATGAAGAAAATAACCAAAGAGGAGTTCGTGCTGACGTTCAGGAACTCGCCCATCATGAAGAACATTTGCAATAACATTGCGTGCTCTGCATGTGGGGAGCGGAATAACTTCCGCGTCGAGTTCACTGGGATATGCACCATGACCGATATGACCACGGATGATACTGGAGATCATTCGTGGGACGCTACCTCGTTCTGCAAGTGCAACACTTGCGGGGAAGAGGGCGTGGTTGGCGACTTCACTATCCCGGGACTGGATGACTACATTCAGGAATCCCTGGAGCCAAAGACGCTGCTTGAGAAGATCTCGGACGCCCATGTGGCAGCAGGGAGATCGCCTGTTACAAGCTGGATGTCGGTCGAGAGGTTCGACATCGAGTTCTGGAGGGCAAGCCAATACAAAGACTACGCCGCGGCCAAGGTCAATGGTGGCGTGTATGCTGGCGAGGTCTGCTACGGCGGATCGAACTACGCAGACGCCATGACCAACGTGAGATGCGCGATGACCTGCTGCAATGGCGCCTGGCGGGACGAGGAGCTGATGATTCACCTGACGGTGGACGGTGTGTTTATCGGAGATCTCTCGTTAGAGGAATCATACTGATGTTCCTCGAAATCCTATTCCGGAGGGGCTCGGGCTATGCCTGGAAGCACACCAACCGGGGCTTGGATGACTGCGGGATCAGAATCCCGGTAAGTCATTGCTGGCAGGAAGGGCCGGATGATCTGCACGTTCACTTCATTGATGACGACTGCGGATACTGCCCGATCAACTGCCCGCATACCAATGACTATGTGGTTCCGGGGCCAGATGGGAAGGGACTCGTGAGAGCCTACCACCTGATGTTCTTGGATCACATCTGCGCGCCTATCCCAATGGCGAGCAAGGAGTATATGGAGTCGTTAAAGGAAGTGTGGCCCTCTCCCAACGCTGAGCGCTGGAAGGGCCGGAGAAGAGTTATGAGCTTTTTGAACAAGCTCGCTGAGACAGTGAAAAAGGAGAAATAACATGATCAATCAAATCATCATCGCGCACGTTGAAGGTGCGCCGCATATCCACGGCCATGAGGCTGTGGGGATAGTTGGAGTGGCCATCGTATTCTTGATGGTCCTTTGGGCAGCAGTGAAGAAGGAGAACAAGTAGCATGAAGAAACACATCGAAACGCTCCTACAGCGTGTGAGTCGGGCCTTCCCGTTCATCGTTGTAGAGACAGACAACTACCAATACACGCTGTCTGACATCAATGATGGGATCAAGGAGAAAGCGAATGGGATGGCCCTTCTGCATCACGATATGGCTCGTGGTGCGATCGGAATCAATGACGCGGGGGCGCTGGCCTCTGGCGTCATGAACAGCGACAAAGAGCCGGCACTGACCACGGCGAAGTTGGAAGAGTGCTTACAGAGAGCGCTCGACCTGCTGCCCCCGAAGTCGATCCTGGTGATTGACGACATCCATCTGCTGTTGCAACACAGGGATGAGACGGTTCGGGCGCTGTATATCCAGTGCATCCGCAACTGTCGGGATGAGTTCAAGTCGAGCAACAGGCACTTGGTATTCCTGTGTCCGAAGTTCGTAGCGAACGCGGAGATCGGGAATGACTTCGAGGTGATCGTATCGCCACCCCCAGGTGACGAGGAACGCATCCAGATCGCCAAAAACATTGCGCGGGCATCGAAGATCGGGGAGCCATCCAAGGAGGATCTGTCCGAGGTATCGGATACCCTTCGAGGTCTGAGTTCGTTTGGTGTTGAGCAGTTATGCTCCGCAGCAGCAAGCAAGAGCGGCTTCAACATCAATATCTTGAGGAGCGGGTCTATCGCGGCGGTCAACGCCACGGCAGGCTTGAGCGTCATTGAGAACAAGATGACCCTCGACCAACTTGCCGGCCTGGAGCAGGGCAAGAAGTGGGGCAGGATGAAGGCTGGCGGCAAACTGTGCCCGCTGGCTGTGGTGCTCATTGATGAGATGGGCGACCAGTCCGCAGGTCAGGGTGACTCGAACGGCATCAACCGTGATGCTCGGTCGGTCATGCTTGGTGCCATGCAGAACTATGGCTGGCGCGGCGGCATCTTCAACGGTGTCGCAGGGACAGGCAAGACTCAGCTCGGCGGTGCAATCGCCGATGCGTGTAAGGCCATGTTCATCAACTGGGACCAGGGCGAGATGAAGGGTGGCATCGTGTCGGACTCCGAGCGAATGATCAGGGCGGCCGTAGGGACGCTCTGGAATCGCTTCGGGAACCGGGTGCTGTTCATCGGCACCACGAACAGCATGGAGGACATCGCTCCGCAGATGAAGAGACGCTTCGGCACCATCTTCTTCTTCGATGTTCTCACGGAAGCTCAGCAGAAACCAATCTGGGACTTCTACATGAACAAGTTCGGAGTCACTGGCGAGCTGCCTGTCTGTAATGGCTGGACGGGCGCAGAGATAGAGCGCTGCTCGGAGATTGCGTGGGAGTTCGGTATCCCGCTCACCGAGGCGGCCCAGTTCATCAGTCCTGTGGTTGCATCCATGGGTGACGGGCTGGACAAGATGCGGAAAGAGGCTGACGGTAAATACCTCTCCGTGAACTATCCGGGATACTTCACCACGAAGAAGACCCTGGATATAGCAAGCATCCGGAAAATGGCCATCAAGGGCGCCGGGAATAACTAAGAAAGGAAAACATGAACGAAGAACTCATCAACGACCTGATCGATTTGATCTGGCCGTATCTGGACGCTGGCGCAAGCAAGGAGTCCATCAAGTGCGCGTTCGATAACGCGATGGACTCATGGGAACCAAAAGAGGAGGGCGAGTAAGGTGCCGTGCTACGCAACGCGATCGGTCACTCAGGCGCTCAATGACGTGCCTGACATCAACCTTCTGGCCAAGGGGCTGGAAGAGATGGGGTTCACCACCCGAGTGATCGGAAAGACAGTGGCGTTCTCCGGGGTCGATAAGACCACCGGGGAATACCAGAGCGGGGAATACAGGGACGGGAAGCTGACCAGCAGCACCGGAATGAACCTGGTAGCCCTGGGTCAATATGTTGGGAAAGCCAACATCAAGAAGCAAGTGTCGGACAATAACACGGACAAGTATAAGGCGACCAAAATCACCCTTACTTGGACCAGTGAGTTCGACTTCGTGATAGATAAAGGAGCAAAATAACATGGCTGATAACCAAATCAAAGGAACCATCCTTCCGGGTGGTATCATCAAGCTGACCACAGACTTGATCAGTGATAGAGACCTGCACATCGTTGCAGAGGAGTTCGTGAAGAATGTCGAGCGCGACAGCGGCGGCACCTTCAAGGTGGTATCGAATAAGAGCGGCAAGGTCCACACGCATCATCATGCGGATGGGTCTCAAACCACGCATCAGCACTAGAAAGGAAACTAACATGAGCATCGACGATGCGATCCGACTCCTCCAGAAAGAGCGCAAGGCCGGCATCCAGAATGTCGTCTTTGCCTACTGGACCCCGGAGATGTTCGGAATGGAAGAAGGCCCGGAGTGGGCCGCAGCAGCAGAGATAGGTGATGATATTGACTGGTCGAACACACACGACCAGATCAAGAGCAAGATAGACGAAGAAGGAGATAAATAACATGACTAAATACCAAGAATACGCACGCAAGAACTACAAAGTTGGCGAGGCCATTGATGAGATGTGGCACAACGACATCCAGGCAGAATGCACCCAGATGAACCTGGAAGAAGCGGAGCGAGTAGCCCGTGAGCGCATCAAAGAGGTCGTGACCAGCGTGGCGGACATCAACGCCGAGCTGGCTGGCAGGATCGTGGTGAGGGTTTCCTTCGCCGGGTCACTGCCGAAGACCAAGAAGCTCACCAAGGCTGAGAAGGCCATTGTGATGAAGCTGGAGTCCGAGATCAATGAAAACTCGGCCAAGCTCGGTCTCGGCCTGAGTGGCGAGATTGCGGATAAATCGGGCGGCCTGAACCTCGCGCTAGTGGGCGGGGACAAGACCCTGTGGGCATCCAAGGAATACGATGCCCTTCAGAAGTTCGTCCAGGATCGCCGTGATGAGTTTGCGTCGTTCGGTATCCCGCATGTGAAGTTCCAGGCAGCTCATGTCGTGGACATCACCCGCATCCCGGAGATCGAGATGCTGGCGGAGAAGACCGAGGTTGAGCTGAGGAAGCTGGTAGAGGCCCTGGTTGCCTCGTATCCGGCTCAGATCACCCCGGAGGCGGTCAACCTAGGGCCGCTCTACAACGAACGCGACTACGCGGCTGTGGAGACGTTAATGGGCCGGTTCACGTTCGGCTATGAGTGGCTGAGCTTCGGAGTGCCGGAAGAGTTGAAGCAATTCGACGTTCGGATCTACGAGAAGGCCAAGCTGAAGGCGCAAGAGACCTGGAAAGAGATCGAGGCCAATGGGGTTCTACTCCTGCGGCAGACGGTCTCGGACTTGGTGAGCACGCTGACGGATAGTCTGACTCCGAAGGATAATGGCGAGAAGAAGAAGTTCTACGCCACGACAGTCACCAACATCCAGGAGTTCCTGGCCACGTTCGGACGCAGAAACATCTGCAACGACACGGAGCTGGATGCCGAGATGAAGAAGCTCGACCAACTTGTGTCAGGCATCGACCTCAAGGCGATGTCCTCAGATACCAAGCTGAGGGAGAGCGTGAAGAAAGACGTAGAGACGGTCAAGGCATCACTCAGCAAACTGCTGGTGAATGTCGGGGACCGCAGTATCGTTCTGGAGTAGTTATGCCGAAATTCATCGTCAAAACACCAGTGACCATCACGGTCTGCATAGAGGTGTCCGCCAAGGGGGAGAAGGATGCCATACGGAAGGCCGATGAGGCTATGAGTGAAATCACGGCCCTGTTCTCAGGGTGCGGAGATGACCTCAGCAGGCCAAGCATGGCAGGAACAGAAGAAGGCGCATGGTTCGAGGATCTGGACCAGAACGCCATCTTCCTCAGTGCCGAGACGCGCGCAGAAGAAGAGGAGTAAAACTATGATAATACGAAAAGTCGATGGAGTCACCATCACCTCGATAGAGGAGACCACCGGGATCTGTGTGAACATCTACAGGGACTCGGACAACAAGAAGCTCGGAGGGGTTCTCATTGAGAGCTTCGAGGGGCTCAGAAAGATCCACGTCTATCTGGGCGAGGATGATGAGCTGGTGCAGTCGTTCGATCCGGAGGAGTAGCCATGTTCAAAATCGAAATGAACTTCACCTACGGGTGGGATGATGCCGGCTGGACAGAGACCGATCCAGACTCGGACAAGGAGCGCCCCTGCCGGTTTCCCACAAGGGAAGCCGCGCAGGCGGCCATAGATGAGTTCATCAAGGACCAGCACGAAGCAGTGGATGCTGGCGACATGGTGGGCAAATACGACCCGGAGGATTACCGGGTCACGGAGGTAAAATAATGACCTATAAAGTCTGGGTAACGGTAGAGATGGTGGATGAAGAGAAGGATGAATACATGGAGCTGGATTCCCCGTTCGCAAGCACGGCTGAGTTCGATACGGAAGAAGAGGCGCAGCAGTTTGCGCTGACCATGCACAGGGTTGGTGGGGTATTGGATGAATCGAAGGAGCAGCAATGAGCGACCCAATGGACTACTATAAAGAGTTCGGGGTCGATAAAGTCGGCCTCACTGCGAGTGATGGGATGGGCTCGCTTCACGGGGTATTGAAAACCCCGGAGAAGCACGGCCCGGGGCATTGGGCCTGCGCCTACCTCACGCCCAAGGAGATGAGAGCCTTGGCCAGCGAGCTGATCAAGCTCTCTGTGGCCATTGAGAAAGAGAAGAAGAAAGGATCGAAATGAGCAAGCCAAACATCGTAGAGGAGCGCCGGGTTCTCCTGGCCTTCAAATGCAGTTGTGGAGACGTGGATACCTACGCGGGAATCCACCCGAAGAGACTCGCCGAGTGCGGGACTCCAGTGTGCGAGAAGTGCGATCAGGATATGGTGTATACGCACACCGAGGTAGAGCCGCAAAAAGCAATGCCTCCGTTCAGGTATCTAGTCACATGGAAGATCGACTTGGACGAGAGAGGCCCGAAGGGCGCTGCGCGCGAGGCTTTGCGCATCCAGCGCGACCCAGGGAGCGTGGCTACCGTGTTCGAGGTCACAGATCGAAAGGGGAATACAGTGATGGTAGATGTGGAGGAGAAATAACATGAGTAAAGCAAAAGACAGCCAGATAGTGCCAGTGAAGCTGAAGCGCGTGCGCAAAAAGCGCGAGCTCAGCAAAGTGGAGCACGCAGCAAGCGACTTCACACAGACAGTGGACAAAGTAGCGGATGCAGTGAAAGCGGTTGGTAACTTTTACCAGACGCACGTTGAGCCGCATGTGAAGAGAATCAAAGGAGGGAAATAACCATGATCATCGTGATAGTGGTCAAAGGCGGATGCGTGATGAACGTATTCGAGAAGTATGATGCGAGCAAGGTCATCCGTTCGGTCGTAGTGGACCAGGACCAGCTTGCGGTCGGAGAGCCGGCATTGGGTGAACTCCCAGTGGATCTGCTCGAAGACTCGGAAGATGCGGACCTGATTAAGTCCGTGAAGGAATACATGGAGGAACGTCTATGAAGCTGAAGGAACTGAAGACAACGCCGCTGCCGTGGAGCATCGAGATTGGAGAGCAATGCTGCTTCCATAAGGGAAATCGCGTGAGCATCGTCCGGTGGTCAAAGGACGGACCGGAGGAAGATAACTGCGAGACTGTCGCTGAAGTCTGGTCCACGGCCGGGGATTCGGACATTGCGGACGGGAAGTTAATCACCCACTGCGTCAATCACTTTGGCGCAGTGGTGGAGGCGCTGGAGAACCTTGCGCACGCAGCCAGGGTGGCGGCCACAAGGGCCGTAGGCTTCGACAAGATGGCGCTAGAGAGAGACTCGGAAAAAGCGGCCTACATCCTCGCCGCAGCCACCAACATCCCCGACATGGGGAAGGAGAAACCTGAAGCTGAGGGCGAGTGCCCGAATTGCCACAACGGAACCATCGGCCTTGAGAATGGTCGCCTGATCTGTCGTGGTGAGTGCGGGCATGACTTCGGAGCCTCCGACATGGGGAAGGAAGGAGAACAGCAATGAAAACCGAAAGGGCAATCCGGAAGAAGATCGTAGATATAAAGAGAGTGTGCAAGAACACCCTGACGGGATCGCTGGCAACCATCCAGTGCAATGCCCCAAGGGCGCTGATGCAGCTCGCCACAGAGGAGAACCTGAAGGCACTCCATTGGGTTCTTGGCGAAGAGTATAAATCGAGTCTGAAAGGAACAAACTGATGAACGAAGAACTGATGAACCAACTGATCGAAGTGATCTGGCCGTATCTGGACAAGGCTGCCGAAGCCTGCACCGGAGGGGCCGAAGATTGGGATGAAGACATCGAGCGCGCGAAGGGCGACATCAATGATGCCGTCTGCAATGCGCTGGACTCGTGGAGCGCCAAATGAGCGCACGCGAAATGACCAAGCTCAGGAAGAAGACCCTGATACTGTCGCTTAAAAAGATGAGCCGGTATCTGGAGGAGATAGTGGGAGCCCTGGAGGCCCAGGACGACACCACTTCGTTCAGTCATCTGGATACGCGCAGGCTTATCCAGTCATGCCTGGCCGATGTGTTGGAAGACTCCGCCGCCTATGACCTGGCGGTGGTGCTGCAAATTGAGAGAGGAGAAAAGTAATGAAGATAGCGATCCAACATCCGCCTTCGCCAGCCGATGCACCCTGCCTCACGATTCGGGAGTTCTTCTCGGCCGCCAGGGCCGTGAAGGAATATGAGGAAAAGAAGGGTGTATGGACTGACGGTGCGGTAATCGTGCGACTGGAGCCCGATGATGCGCTGTTTCAGGCAATTCCTCGGGCCTACCTTAGTGACGCGGCATACCTGGGGTCCAGGGATGTGGTGGACATTGACGAGGTGCGCTCCTTGATATGAGGAACAAACTCCTACCATGGCGCTGGTTCAGAAAGCAGAACAAGCGCAGGAACGCGAGGATACCCTACCTGCTTGAGTCGCTCGTTGCATTCAACGGGCCGGTGAAGTATCCGAGACCGAACAACGTAGAAAGGAAATAGCTGATGAAGATAATGGAACATCCAACGGACCTGGACGAGTGGGAGTCCGAGCAGGTCGCCATCACCCGGGCGATCGACGAGAAGCACGATGGCAGCAATGCCTTTTGTAACTTCATGCTCGGCAGGCTGACGCTGGTAAAGATAGCGACACTGCCTGGCGGCCCATTGCCGTTCTGGCAGCGCGCAGCCTACGAGGCTCACGTCCGGGCTATCCGGTCGGGCGAAGCGATGGATAAGAACATCGCTGAAGCCCTATGGGCCTTCGTGCAATACATGCAGAAGGAGTATGAGATCTGCGGCAGGCCGGAGTCGGTGGAGTTCGTAAAGAAGATGCTCGGCGAAAGCGCTGGCGACTTCGACTTCAGCCCGGATCAAGACTAGGAGGGCAAACAAAGCCGCGCAGGGGGTTCACTCCTCCTGCGCGGCAGTTTGCTTTCCCGTTAGCCGGGGCCTGCAAGAGCCCCAAGAAATGAGCTGAAACAATACTCCTCGGCGAGCACGGTGAACTGGCTATGTGAATCTACACTGGAGCTTTCCGTGAGTCAATAATTCGCATGACGATCTCCGCCATCTCCTGCTCGGGCAGGATTTCAATTCGGTCATGACAGACGCAGCAAGCAAGCGCCACAACTGACAGCTCTCCGGGGCCGAGGTTGCGGCGCTTTTTCGCGTGGGCGAATCCCAATCCGTTGTCATACCAGCATCCGTGACCCTTGATCTCGCAAGTGGTGATGCCGGCACGCTGGAACTTGACCTTGAGCTCCTGCCTGCATTTCTCCCATGCGAGACCTTTCTTACCTAGACGTTTCAGTGGTGAGCGTTTCATTCGAGGTTGATGATTCTTTCCTGTCCGATGGTGATGGCGAGTCCTGTTCTGGTCTTTGGCTTTTGCTTCGGCGGCTCCTCCGGGATGTTGAGCCTCTTGAAGTCAGACAAGAACGGGCTGGCTTTGACGATAAATTCACCGAGACATCTGCCGCTATACAGAAGCTCCTGATCGCTTATTATGATCTCCTCCCGTCGCCCGTGGCACTCGAATCTTACGATGTGCCTGCGCATGGAGTAGTCCTCCTGCGAAGTCACTCTCACTGGCTTCTTGCACAGGCAGCAGTCTGGAGAGTATCGGGTTGAGATGGAGGTGGTGTCGGAATATATCGGTCCGCCCAACTGCCTGAGTAGCTCCTGCTCCTGAATGTCCCGCAATACCCTCATTCCTGTGCCGGGGTTGTATTTCTCTGGGATGTCCTCGGAGTCGAAGGATAATTCCTTCCACTTGGGGTCCTTAATCTTCCACCGATCATCCTTCATGATCTCCTCCTGCGCCCGCTTCGCAACATCCTCGAATGCCTTTCTTCCCCTCTCTGGGTCGAACTTGTATTTATCGCGGGGGTCATCAATAGCCTTCCAGTCATCGAACTTCTTGGTCTTCCAGTCCCGGTAGTCCTCGGCCTTCTGGAATCCGCCTTTGTTGCTGAATGCCTCCAGCATCTCCAGGTAGATCGCATAGGCCCCTCGCTCCACCAACGTGGAGGCATACACGAATTTGCCGGCATTGCTGCCGTGACAGCTCGCTTCGATCGAGGCACCCAATGAATCACATACCACGCGGATCCTGGAGACAGGTCTATTGCACTTGCCGCAATGAGGAGGCGGCGGCGGTGCGCCTCCGATCTTGTCGGGCATCTCGAAGAAGTATGGTTTTATCGAAGATAACCCAACGATGGTGCCGTTCCTGTCCATCTCCGATCTCACCTCCGGATTGAACTCCGCCACGAAATCAACACGCCTCCACTGCTCCAGCGCGGGCGATTCACTCGCCTTCACTCCCATTGGAAGATCGAAGAGTTTCGATTTGCTCCCCGTGTCTTGGATTACGGTTCCGCCGCCAGCATAGACGCCGAGCGATTCACCATTTGTGCCGCGCATGATTTCACCTATAACTGGCTCTCCGAATCCTCCGGTCTTTATTGGATACTGCGGCATATCACCCCTTCTGGTTGGTCCAGACGGCCACTGCGCAGATGAGGCAGAGAGTGGCGAGCGCCCAGTGGTTGTTGATCCCGAGGTGAGTGCCTCCGGCGGTGAATGCGATGGATGTGAGTGTTGAGCAGATGAGTTTCATTATTTTGTTGTTTTTGGTGTGATTGGTTCCCCTGTCATTACGATTGTCCACCGGATCTTCTCGGCGTCCATGATGAATGTGCCCTTGTTTCCCATCTCCATCGACTTGTGAAATCCATCTCGGAATGAGTGGGCCGGAGTGAGCGAGACGCTGGTATGACCAAGGGCTAAATCAAGCTTCCATCCAGATTCGATGAAGGCTTTCACGCGCTCCATTTCTTCGGGGATGAGTCCGGACATCTTCACCAGCTCGCGGCTGCTGAGCTTGACGGTCTTCGTCCATGAGTCTCCAAGGACTGCCTCAATCCGGCGCACAGCAGCCCCGTGTGCCTCGCTTTTAGCGTCTGCTGCGGTCTTGGCTGCGTGGAGTGACTTCTTGCCCTCCAGGACCTCCTGAGCACCTTCCGGGTCTTGCTTGATGAGCGCTGCGGCTTTAATCACAGAGTCGCGGCTCACATTTAGGACCTCGGCAGCCGTGTCGATCTTCTGTTGGGATGGCTTCTTCTCCGAGGGTCCGGAATTCCGGACCCCCTCGGTTCCGGCCTCAAGCTCCAGGGTGAGTTTAAGGTATTTAGCCCCGACAATGCACCGCTGGCCTACATCCAAGTGCCTGCGATGCAGGTTCTCTTGAATGACGAACTCCAGCGGAGTGTTCGCCATATCGGGAGCACGGAACTCGACGTAGGTGGGCGTGATGCCGGTGGCGATGCAGGCCAGATTTCGATGCCATCCGTCCAACACCATCCCTTCGTGCAGGACGATTGGATGTAGCTCCGAGAAGCCGGTTGTTTTGATGTCCATACAGAGGGTCTTGAAGTCCTCCTCTGGCATGTGTGGGAATAGCGCCCCGTAGGGATGTTGTTGTAGTTCTTTGGTGTTCATGATTTTGTGAAGAATGACGGTGTTTCCTTGCCCATCCAGGCGCCCTCGATGTTGAAGCTGAAGTAGTCGAGAGCGTCGTCGTAGGCTTGCGACTTTGAGAGCTTCTTGTCAGCCTTCCTGAAGTCGGCTGCGAGCTTGTGGATGACCTTATCCCGGTCGTAGAGGATGGTCGTGGTGTTGAACTGGGTGGTGAGTCCGATGATGCAGTCATCGTAGCCGTCGCACCTGAGTAGATTCCCGTAGGTCTCTCTCACGTTCTCGAACCATGCGTTCGTTCCCGGGGTCTCTGCGTCCTCAGTGAATACCTCACAGAGGGTCTTGGGTTTCTTCTTTCGGGCGCTCATGATTCTGCCCCCTCTTTCTTTTCATCCATGCTCTCAAATAGGGCGCGGGCCATTTCGGACGCGCGCTGCTCTTCGCTGCGGACCTCTGAGAATGACTCCTCGACTTCCGCCTCTACGGTCTTCTCCTCCATCTTGTCGTTGCAGTCGATTCTTCTGGATACGATGACTCTCATTTCTCTTCCTCCTTGGGCTGCATTGGGCGCTTGAAGTAAAAGGTGCGATCCATTCCGTTGTGCGAAATCACGGATACCATCTCCCATCCCAGCGCACCGATCTTGTTCAGCTCCTCGCTCAACGGCCTGCCGCTCTCCAGTGGCACTCGGATCGTGATGTGCGTGTATTGCCAGTTCATTTTTCTCCCTCCTGTGGTTGAGCTTCCTGCATGAAGACCGAGGCTGCATGTAGCAGTTCTGGCGTGACGGGGCCGGCAACCTTGATGAGGACGGTGGTGTATCCGCCAGAGCTGGTGATCGAGAAGCTGGATTCATCTCGGGTTGCTTGCTCTGACTGCTGGCGGGCGTATTCACGAGCGGCGGGCTGAACACTCACCGGCAGATCGCCAATGGGGTCCTGCTGCGCGTCATCTGGCTGCTCTGGCTCGTCCTCGCCTTGGCCGAGGTGACTCATGTGGGTTCTTGATTTTCCACAGTCAGCGCATCCTATGCGCCCTGCGGCTTGTCTGTATGGGTGTGGTGTGTTCATTGGATAAGTGATGCGATGTTCGGGGTGAACTTACTGGCTCTGTCTGAGTATAGGGTCCACTCCAGCGGGGTTCCGAAAAGGTCGGCCTCACTGCGTCCGATGGAGAGGCGCTCCGCGGCTGCGTGCTCCCTCCAGAGTGGAAGATCTGGGTGGACCTTGATGGCGTATGTGGTGGATGGGTCGCTCTTGGTTTTCATCTCTCTGCCGTTGAAGTGCAGGAGGAGGTAGCACCGGGCTCCGAACTCCGCGCGCTTGAGCATGTGGCTAAACTGCTTTGGGTGCGCTTTGCCGGCCTGGTGAATGGGGTAGCTGGCCTGCGAGCAGACCTTGGCTTCGATGATGATCTGCTGTCCGGTTCCAGACACGATTCCCTCGAAGTCAGGCAAGGACGGGATGGGCTGCCATCTTGGTATGCCGTGGTCGTCATTCATCATAACCACCTGGGTTCCGTATCGTCCCATCGTCAGAATCCCCTGCTCTTCGAGCCTGTGAGCCCTGAAGAGAATGAGATTCTCGAAGTCCTTGCCTGATAACTTTTCGGGGATCATACTCCCGGGATTTCGAGTTGGTTCGGGTCTGGTAGATCCGCCTCACAAGAGTCCGAGAACTTCTTGGAGAAGCTGATGGCCACTTTGATGCGCGAGTCCTTGTCGCTCTGGGTTCCGGCTTCCGCCTTGCGATCTGTGATGATGATCTTGGTGGCGATGGAGACCTCCTGCTCTTGCTTGAGCATCTCCCCGATGTCTGCCCAGTTACGGGAGAGGAGCAGGGCGAGCTCTTCGGTGGTCTTGTTGATGATCGCTGTCGCGTGTTCCGCTTCAGGCGAGACTTCTTCTGTTTTTGGTTTGGCCATTTGGTTTGGTTCCTTTCGGTTTGGTTTTCTTCTTCGCTACTATCCTCAGCACCACACTGCGCAGTGCTATGGAGCAATAACCGCGGATGGTCTTTGCTTTTGAAATTCTCTGCTGGATGGACTTGCACCCTGGGCAGCGGTAGTTATTCAGCTTTGAGTCCATTTTTCTCCTTCTCGATGTAGTATTTTATGATCAAATCCAACTCGTAATTTCTTACGCGCTTCAGATGTTTGCATCGCATCGAATCGTATGGCTTCTTGATGCCCCTCCAGCGAGGAAAGCGTCGGCCCGTGAAGTCGATACAGGAGCAGTATCCGAGTCCATCGTTCGCCTTGATGTCTAAAATATATGACACCCCTACCTCAGACTGACTTTCTGCGACATAGCAGCCCCTTCCGGTTCGCCGTATCTTCATCCCTTCAAGGGTAATTTCCTGAGCTAGATCTTCTTCTACACCCATTCCAGTTTTAGGTTGAGGTTCACACCCTGAGCCATGCCGGCAGCGCGGAGGACGTTGGAAAGGGACAGCTCGAATGGAGGATCCATCAGCGCACGCTGGAGATATTCCTCGATGCGGATGGTGACGGTGGCTGTGGTCTCGGACTTCTCCTCGATGATCCATGCGGAGGTCGGGACGATGGATTCGATGATGTCCTCAACCAGCTTTCCGATTGCCTTCCGGTTCCACTTCGGATCGAACAGGACAGGTAGGCTGGCGTTCATCTTACGTGGGCCATCAGGCTCAAGTAGCTTCACTGCGACCGGGCTGAGCTCCTGAATGACGCTGGCGAGCCAGATGATGCGAGAGATGCTGGCGATGACGTTGCCTTGCTTTCCTACACATCGCCCGTGGTCCTGCGGTGAGACCCGGAAGCTGATGATTCGCTGCTCCTCGTCGTATTCCACGAACGGTGTCTCAGATCCCTTGGTGATTGAACGGACGATCTCCGTAAGCAGGTCGGGTATGGTGAGTTTGGATTTGGTTGGTTTGGATTTCATGCTTGGGAGCGTGATGTCACCTACTCTGTAAATTCGATCTCTGGAAGTCGAGCACTATTCTTCCGTGGTGGTAGTTTCGCAAAGAGTTCTTCGCATTGCTGGTATGCCAGCTCTGGGACCGCTTGCTTGTGGGATGCGACCCGGTTGAACATCTTCTTCCAGTCGTCAAACGGGGTTCCTGGGCCTCGGTCTTTCTCTTCCAATGAGTCGTGGACCATCTCGATGAACTCGTCCCGGATTTTATCGAGGTGGGTCATTCTGATACCTCCGAGAATCGTGTGTATTGAGGCTCCCACTTGATCGGGATTTCGCTGCCTGGCGCGGAGCGGGCTGCGATGACGCTGATCTTGCGACCATTCCCATCCTCCTCGATTGCAAGCACGCAGTTGGCGTCTTGACCGAGCGCGCGTGACTCGCGGAGCTTCCCGTGTTCATTGAGCTGGCTCAAAAGGATGACCAAGCAGTTACATGCGCTGGCAGCTTCCTTGAGCATTCCGGAAATGCTGGCCACCTCGCGCTCCCGGTTGTCTCCGTCATTCCGGATCCCACGGGTGAGCTGGGCGTAATCAACGACTGCGAGATCGAGACCTGTGGTTGCCTTCATCCGGTGCATCTCAGCCACGATGGCGTCGATCTTCTTAGTCTTCTCGAAGATTTGGATGTTCCACTGTGCGATTCTGGCTGCGGCCTTGGTGAGGCGCTCAAATTCGCTGGGTCCCTTGTCGAAGATGTCGCGTGGCACCGGTCCGTCCATCTTGAGGCTGCGGATGTTCACTCCAGCCTGGCTTGCGAGCATACGCTCTGCGTTCTGGCGACCAGACATCTCCAGAGAGAACAGGGCGACGGCTTTTCCGGCTGCGGCTACGTTCTCCACGATGTTCCCGGCGAGGGCCGACTTGCCGCGCTTGGTCTCTCCGGCGATGATCACCAGATCTGAGCGGTAGAATGGGCCAGCAGCGCGATCGAGCCCGAGTCCGAGTTCGATGGTTTCGTGATCCTCATTATCTCCATTGAGCTTGCTGGTGATGGCTGCGATCGCCTCCGTAACAAACCCCTTGATCCCTGTCTTGTTCTCTACGGGTCGAGTGGTCACTCCAGAAAGTTGGTCGCGCACCTCGTCCAGAAGCTCCGTGGTGGGCTCGGAGAGGTCAAAGGCTCTCGCCATGAGTCTGGAGCCAATCTCGTGCATCCTGCGGGCTGCTGCGCACTCCAGGAGGGCGTTGATGTGAGACGGGGCGGTGTGGATGAGCGTGTCGGCGTAGATTGCGGCCTTGAGGCTCTCTTTCTCGCCGTCCCGGGTGAGCTTTCCGTGGGTTCTCATTCTCTGGATGAGATCGAGCCAGTCAAACTCCTGGCTATCGGCCCACATGCCCATCATGCAGACGAACACGGTGTCGAGTGGTGAGGCGAAGTGGTGAGCGGTGATTCCTGCTGACTTTGCGAGAGCCCCGGCGCGGAGAAGGTCGGCCCTCATGCAGGAGATCAGGCCAATGGCTGCGTCTTCCTGCTTTTGGATGAATGGCTGGATGGGTTGGCTCATACCGTGACTTTCTTCGGTGCTGGTTTCGGTGCCTGCGTGACTCCTGCCTTCTGACTCGGGAGGTAGCCGCATGACTTCCATGAACGGATCTTAGCCTGCCAGTTCTTTGGCCATTTCTCGGCCTCGTTCTTGTGGAAGAAGTAGTCGCCGTCTGACTCTGCGACAGCGATGGACTTGCAGAACGCGCGCATCTCTTCGATGGTCGCCTTGTGGGTGCTTTTCCTCTTCGGGGCTGGATCAACGATCACCAGGTCTTCCTGTGGCTGGTTGAGCATGGACTCGAAGATGTTGGCGAGCGTTCGCATGATGGTGATGGCGGATTTGAGGACCGCTGGAGACGGAAGCTTCATTGGTAGTCAGCTACACACTTAGTAATATCGCCCAGACGCTTCCCGGTCCTGCGGATGTATTTCATGCAGAGAGGAGCGAGCGTCTTGGCTCTTTCCTCGGAGAGTTCCTTCAGAGAGTCCTCGACCTCTTTATTTTCGAGGGTGTATCGCAGCGCCCAGTATCCGTTGGCCTTTTTGGAAAGGATGCCAGATTCAAGATCGGCAGCCCGCTGGATTTTTCGCTGCTCGCGCTCCGCCTTTCTGCGGGCCAAAGCCTGTTCCTCGGCATACGCCTGGGCGCATTTTGGGCAGGCGATCTCGCCCATGCCCGCAGGCTTCCTACCGATGCAGTAGGCTTTGCCGTCTTCCATGAGTATGTGCAGTGGATGGGTTTTCATTTGACCTTGCTCCAGTGTTCGTGGGCCTTGGCGAGCTGTGCGGCTTCGTGCTTAAGCTCCTCACTTCCTCCCTTGAGGTCTTTTTTCTGGAAGGAGTTATGAAGCACTTCGATCTCCTCCTTGCTGAAAGAGTCGAGACGCTTGCCGCGGTATGCAGCAGACTTCACGCACGTAATGATGTGCTCTGGCCACGGCGCATCTGCTGTGGGCTTTGGCGGGGGCTGTGGAATCTCGCTGCCCTTGACCAGCTTACAGTTTTCGAGTCCCGGGATGTCGTCGGGCGGCTCGGCCCTGACCAGCTTGGCCATCTTCTCATGCTCCGGCCCGACCTGCTCAAGCTTCGCCGGCTTCTCATTGTCCCATGCCTCCTGAATCTTCTGGCGCATGTCTGCCGCGAGACCCTGATACTTCTTGCGCTCCGGCTCTGTGGTGGCGTCCAGCGCGTTTTGTTCGTGCTGGGCCAGGATGGACCGCATGGACTCAAGATCGTGCGATGGCGAGGCTCCTGCGTCTTGCAGGAAGGATTCCTTGGAGTCTTCGATCTCCTCGGGTGCGTAGATGCCGGCGACCACTCCCGGGGCGATGAGGCGGACACCTTCTGTAATGACTCTTGCTGTGAGCATCTGGCGCGGGTTGGCCTGCCACACATGCTTCTTCTTGAACTGACGGGTATCCTTGTCCCACTGCATTGAGGTTCTCTTCTTGTCGGCATCCTCCATCGTTCGCACGATGGTTTCCTCTCCTGGGTAGGAGTTCTCCATCACGGTTGCGTGGTCGTTCTCCAGCATAGCTGCTGCACGGGTGCGGGCGCGCTCGATGGCTTTCTCGTCCATCTTCTTGGCGTCGATGAAGAAGGTGGCAGCTACGATCTCGTCACTGCGGACGTGCCAGATGACTCCTCCGCCTCGCGCCGCGAACTCCGCTAACATCGCATCTGCGCGCATGGATGGCTTGCCTTCAATGAGGTGGTAACGTCGGAGCGCGAGCACCGGGTTGATTCCCTCAGCCTGGCACAGGGCCATGAGGCAGATTGCCTGGCTGGGGTTTTGGAGCCCGAACATTCCGCTCTTGGCGGCGTCCTGGGCGAGTGATTGCATTTCTGCCATCGGCATTGGTGTGATTTCTGTGGACATGGTGATTTAGTTTTTGGGTTGTCGTGGTCTGAATGAAAGGGACATGAATACTGGCTTGTCTGGGTCGTGGTCTGGTGACTTTGGATTGTTTTTAATCCATGCGTCTATCCACACATCGTTGCCTTCGACTACTCCCTTTCCAGTGTAGTCTGAGTCGTTCTTGCCTTCGCGTTTCCGGTCGTTCTTAAAGAGCGAGCCGCTGTTTGGTTTTTGTTCGTATGCCATATTGAAATTATCGGCTCCTGGTTGCGAACACATGGCGCTTCGTGGCGCTGACTCCTGGGAGAGTCTGTCCTGATTTGATCATGGCTTTGATCATGGCGAGGTCGGGGGTGAGTTTCACGCAGACTGGCATGTGCTTGTAGAGAGCATGGATGTCTGTCACCTCCACATCAATCTCCTCCCTGAGCGCTCCTCCTGTGGGCTTCGCTTCTTCGGCTTTCTGGCGTGCGGTCATGCGCTCTTCTTCGAGTCGGCGCAGTTCACGCTCGCGGGCCTCCTGCTCTTCCTCTGCCTGGAGTTGCTCCTCCAGCGCTTTGACTTTCTGGGCTGGGGTCAGTTCCTTGCCCTTGGCTGCTGCGGCCTCCGCTTTCTTGCGTGCCTCTTCCGCGAGCCTGTCGGCCTCCTGCTGGGCTTTTCGTTGCTCCTCGGCAAGTCGGGCCTCCTCGGCGCGGCGGGCGCGCTCCTGGGCTTCCTGCTCGCGGCGGCGCGCATCCTCGAATGAGCCGATGAGGTTGTTGAGGCGTTTCAGATATGACTCAAGATCCTCTGAGTGCTCCTTGGCTGCGGCGTCGATTGCGCGGCCCATTTGAAGAAATGGCTCCTTGATTTCCTTGCGGGTCTTTTCGACGGCGGAAATATGGGCCTTGATGTTTCCGGCGGCGACGAGGGCATTGTCTCGCTGTTCGGCGGTGACTATCTGCGCGACCTCAATGGCCGCGTGAATCAGCGTGGATTTGATTTTCTGTCCCTCCTCCGTGATGTGGATGGATGGGGTTTCGCCGATTGGAGGTGCGATGATGAGTTGGTTCATAGTCCGTTGATGGCTTTGAGAACAGCCTTAAGGTCGAGTTTTTCGACAGTTTGTTCCAGAATCGTGGTCTCCACCTTGACCTCCGCCTCTCGGTCTGGTGTGTAGCCGAATGGGTTCGGTCCGGTATCGCTTACCCTCGTCCATTCTCCCCGGACGACCTTGGTGACTTCCTCGATTTTTTCGATGGTGATCTTGTATTTGGTTTGGTTCATTTTGGTTTGGTTTGGATACTCCGGACTGTCCGAAGTGGGGCGACTAAATCATCTTGCTAAGAAGATGGCAAGAAAAACTTTCAGAAATCTTTCCGCGAATAATTCGACCTTTAGCTTTTACCTGTCGCAGTTTGTCTTGCGACTTTATTCGGTGACAGTTTATGAGGTTACTACTTCACGTTGGCGCGGTCTGTTTCGTCGGGAAGGACGAGCAATCCGAGCTGCAATGCGCGGATGGTGACATGCGATTCGCAGTCCGCCAAATGGTTCGTCTGCGTGAGTTCATGCCACATCCACTCCACGCGACCTGTGCGCTTGTTTTTCTGCTGCCTTCGGATGCGGCTATTGAGGTGCGCCGAGTAGCCGGGATTGACGTTGGCAGATGCGTGCCAGATCGCCGGTTCTGCGTAGCGCAGCGAGGATACCATGTCGAGCGCTCCCTGCTTGCTGAACAACACGAATGTCGCGCGCTTGAAGGTTCTGTTCTCCCACGATGTCCCGAGCATCGGATCGCGGAACTGCGGGACCGAGTAGGGTCTCCACACTTTGCGCCCGTCGATGGTCCACTGGAACTTGCGGGTGTCGGATCCCCAGATGCCGCGCCAGTTGTTCTCGATGATGATTCTGGCCACTGCGTTGGGACGATGGGCCATGTCGAGCGTGATGTTCTCGCCGGCAACTCCGTATTCCTTTTGAAGTTCGACAATCTCCTCCACGGTCTGCACGAAGTCCGCGAATACCAGCCAGCTCTCGCCGTGTGGCCTCTGCGGCGTTGGGCGCTGGAACTTGCGGATGAGCACCCAAAAGCCGAGCTCCTGCACATCGACCGCCATGACTGGAACTGTGTCCTGCGGGATTTCTTTTCCAGTGAACACCTCGAAGCGGAGTTCCTGGAAGTCGTATGCCTGGGATTCGTCCCACGGCTCCGCCAGCCAGCCATTCACGAAGTTCTGCAATTCTGACCTGAGCCCATTGGCGAGCAGGAATTTCACCGCAATGCTCCCGAGCGACGTTTCCGGTCCGAGCACGGAGTAGAGCGAGCTGAGGTGGTAGCCGTATCTGCCGGCTTCGGCCCTCGCGCTCTGCGGAACCCACAGCGCCCCGTTCTCGGGCTGGATCATGTCCTCCCGCTCAAAGTCGTGGATCTTCCCTCCGCAGCACTGGCACTTGTAAAAAGCGTTGGCCTTCACTTTCCTCATGTCCCATTCGTTATCGGTCTTCGCCTCGCTCTCGTGCTCCTGCCACCAGCGAACTCCGCAGTCTCCGTGAGTTTCGGACCGGACGCGCATCTTGAGCAGAATCTTCTGGTCGCACCGGGGACATGGCACCCAGTATTGCCGCATGTCGGTCTTGAGGTATTCCTGCCAGATCATCCGGTCCACGAGGGTTGGGCTCGATGCCTTGACGGAAAGCGGGAAGGACATGGTTTTCTGCCGCTCCTCAGCCAACTGGATGGAGCCGGCGTCGAATCCGAGCTGGTCGTAGTATTTATCGCACTCGTCGAGCTGCAGGAATCCACGGGGCCGAGAGGCCAGGTTCGCCGGGGATCCCGCTCCGACAAAGTTCAAAACCATGCTGGTGTAGTGCTGGGCGGTGAATCCCCACAGGTTCTTGTCCACTGCGCCTTTTGCGGTTTTCGGCACCAGGTCCATCACAACCCTACACAGGCGGACAAACGCCATGAACCGTTCCTTGTTGAAGTCGCGGGCCTGGTCTGCGTTTGCCATTACCCACATCGCGTCCTCCGGGTCCCGGGCGATTCGGAAAAGCATACCGAAGATCAAAATCGTGGTTTTGCCCAACTGGGTCGCGAACACCATGACGATGTGCCTGGTGGTCTTGTCTCCATACCTCTCCAGGATTTCCCTGGCATACGCTGTTTTGGAAAGATTCGCTCTTCCTGTGATTGCTCCAGTGGGGAGATCGACGTTCTTCTCAATCCACTCGCAGACCGACTCCATGCTCATCGGAGCCCACAGCGCCCCGATCGCGTCAGATGTCTCCTGAATCAGTTTTGCGATCGGTGTCACGCCAGTCCTCCTATCGCCGCCTGGCAGGCAATTTTGATCTCATCGACTTTCCTCTGTAGAACCTTCATCGCCATGATGGGATTGTCGGGATTACACTGAGGGCCTTGTTCTGACGGCAACTTGTTCAGCATCCTCAAAACCGATTCCATCCCTTTCCTGCACCGCTCGATGATGACTGGCTTCGGAACCAGCACTCCCCGGCGCTCCTGCTCCTCCCTGTAAGCTTTTTCCACCACGATCCTCACCTGGGTAGCCTTTGAGCTCTCCGAGAGCCTGGCGGCCATTGTAGGCGATTCCACGAGCACTGCGTCCTTGTAGGCGATATACGCCATGTCAGCCGTGTAGATCGCGTTGTTCAGCGCGTCGAGCAGTGAGTCTCCAGTCTTCGATGGCTCGGGTAGAGTGCGCGGCCTCCCTGCCTTTTTCCCTTTTGCCGGCTTCTCCGCCACCGGGGCCTTCGCTGAAGGCGAGACCCTCTTGCTCGCGTGAGCCTCTCTCCACTTCGTCGCCGCCGACAGACTGTGAATCGGGCATCCCTGCTTCTTCATCTTACTCACATACGGGCGGGACGTGCCCCAGGCTTTTGCAATTTCGGTTAGGCTCGGCATTGGATCGGGTTTGTGACCCTGTTTCGCCTGTCAAGGTCGTAACCGTAACCGTAATTAAAAAATTACCTGCTTAAACGCTCTCGCTGCTCGTTCCGAGGTGACC